CATGGTGCCGACCTGAGCTACGCTTGCCTGCATGGTGCCAACCTGCGCGGTGCCAACCTGCATGGTGCCAACCTGCGCGGTGCCAACCTGCATGGTGCCGACCTGCGCGGTGCCAACCTGCATGGTGCCGACCTGAGCTACGCTTGCCTGCATGGTGCCGACCTGCGCGGTGCCAACCTGCATGGTGCCAACCTGCGCGGTGCCAACCTGCATGGTGCCAACCTGTGCCACGCCGACCTGCGCGGTGCCAACCATGTAGAACTCAGCATCGCCAAAACCAGCATCCTCCCGGACGAAAGCGACATCATCGGCTGGAAAAAAGCATACGTAGACGACACAATGCCACCGAAACCAGTCATCGTAAAGCTCCTCATTCCGGCCGACGCGCAACGCTCCAACGGCACTGGGCGCAAATGCCGCGCCAGCACAGCGCGAGTGCTTGACCTGCAAGACAAGCAAGGCAACAGCCTCCCACCGGACACCACGGCATACAGCGAATACGACACAGACTTCACGTACAAAAAAGGCGAAACCGTGCACGTTGAAAACTTCGACACCAACCGGTGGAACGAATGCGCTCCAGGCATCCACTTCTTCATCACCCGCATCGAAGCAGTCGCATACTAAGGAGGCTCCAAATGAATGAAACCAGACAACAGAAGCTTGAATACCTCACCGACAACGGCTACCTGCACAATCTGCGAGGAGAGTTAGGCATGTCCACTAAAACGCTAAGCCTCCTCACAAAACTGCCAGAGGACATGTTCACCGCCATCATCCCAAAGGATGCGAAGAACGGAGATACTGGAAACGCGATTCTTTCAGAAGATTTGGTGAAAGCCATGCGCAGAGGCTCCAAGGAACTCCAAGCCAAATACAACACCACCGACATGATCGACATTCTCTACGCGGAGGCAACCAAATGAGCAACGATATCGTCGAAGTCCCGTTCAACGGGAGCATGATGATCGCTCAAAGGTTCGATGACGGTGAAATCTACACTGCGTTGAAACCGATCTGCGAGAACATCGGCATCGATTTCAACGGCCAGAAACAAAGGCTTGAAAGAACGCCATGGGCAACTATGTGTGTCATGCACACAGTTGCCGCAGACGGGAAGAACCGCGACATGACAGCCATCAGCCGCAAGACGTTGACCATGTGGCTCGGCACCATCGACACGAACCGACTCAGCGACGAACAGGCACGCCATAACGTGACCGTCTACCAGCAGGAAGCCGCCGAAGCCCTTGACAAGTATTTCAACGAGGGTGGTGCAATCCGTGTTTCCGATACCGATTCCGACGAAGACATCATGGCCCGTGCGGTGCTCGTCGCACAGAAGACCATCGAACGCAAGAACCAGCAGCTCCAAGTCAAGGACGAGCAAATCAGGGAACTGGAGCCGAAAGCCAAGGCGTTGGATGACTTCACGAACATTCCCGATGCTCTGCTTGTCCGTGACGCGGCGAAACTCCTAAGCAATTCCGGCACGCTGATCGGTGAGCATGAGCTGCGTCAATGGCTTGTGGATAACGGTTGGATTTACCGGCAGCCCAACCAGTCATGGTGCGCGGCGTCAAGTCGCGTGAGGCAAGGCCATATGGTCATGGTGTCCTCCCGTTCCCACGGAATCCACAAGGATGGCACGCCATTCGCCTATCCGCCGACCCCGAAACTGACCCGCAAGGGATTGGCGCTTATCCACCAGCGGTTGTCCGAACAAAGTTTCGAGCGAGTGCTTGACGCGGAGGTGGCGGCATGACGTTGTTGAATCCTCCGGCGCCACCGCATGAGTTCGTTCTTGACGAGGGTGGGCACTGCGTCTTCCGTATCAATGATCGGAAAGGCGGGTCAATCGTTGAAAAGGATGGACTCAAGACGAGCACGTTGTATGAGGTTCCCGAATCGAAACTAGGCGCGTTCATCCAATGGGCCGCTGACGTTCACGGCCAATCAAGATAGGAGCAGGTTTTGACAGACAGGAAGGTTGTTGTCGAAGAGGAGATTTTCGACAGGCAGGAAGCTGCCAAGTTCTTCAAGCTTGGAACGGCCAAGTTCGACGAACTGTACGGGGGGTGCGCCGACTATCAGGGCGGCAAGACCGTCACATACAAGAAGTCGAAGCTTCTCGACCGTTACGACCAGGTGTGCGAGAGTCCACGGGAGGTTTCGGCATGAACGGCACTCGACCTGACGCGTGGAGCGTGCAGACGGGCATTGACTTGGATGCCATGCTTGCCGCCAACGCGGGTTGGATTGAACGGGTCAGACGTAAGACCAAACGTGACTATCAGCGGGACAAGCCGGTATTGCAGCGGGTGTTCGAGTCGCTTCGCACGAAATACGAGGCCGGTTTCAGTACCAGTTCGTATCGGATTGCGGAAGACCTGCAATTGGCTCAGAGCGTTGTCTACAGAAGTTTGCGCAAGCTTGTTTCCTATGGGCTTGCGGAAACGTTTCTGACGCATGGAAGACATTGTTTCAGGCCGACAGGCTTGGAACCGACGAAAGGATTTGATTGGAATGAATGACAGTGTTTTGGTGAAGCTTGACCGGCTTTTCGATAAGTTGAAGACCGCAAGCGACGGAGACGATTGGAATACCGTGCGCGGTCTGGTCGCACAGATCGCATCACTCGTCAAAGTGGATGAAAAGCCACTGCCCGAAGAGCCGAAGGAGCGGGGCTTCTATGTCACCGCGAATGATGGTCGGCTCCTGCTTAAGGACATCGATGATGACTGGTCGGCGCGCACATGGGATGACTGCTCGGCTAATCACATGTGGAATGGCAATAGACAGTATGCGAAGTGGCCGACTGTCTGCGAAACGCTCCCGCCTGAAGCCTTCCCACTCAAGCGAGTGAACACTGGGAGCGACAATGACTGACCATGATTACTGGCTTGAAGACATGCAAGCAATGAAGAAGCGGAAGAAGCCGAACTACCCGCTCCGCCGCATCCTCTTCGCCGTCGCCAGCATCGGCCTCATCTCCAGCCTGACCATCATGCTCACATGGCATGGCGGCAGCATGAACGCCGCGCTCATGGTGGAAGGCGTGTACCTCGCCACCGCATTGTGGCTGATCGTCAGATTCGCGCCACGCGACTAAAGACTTCCCGCTGGCTGGCAGTCCCAACAAACAACCAAAAATCGGGTTGTTCCGCAGGATACCCACGTTCACTCATTCGTCGGCCAGTGGGGACCATAACTGAATATCGATATTATCCACGCGCCTACGAACTCAATACCGCGCAGCAAATCACGTAGGCGCATTGGCCGCACATGGTTGTGGGATTCATGCCGGACTCCTTAAGTTTGACAACTCATGAATCACCTTATCCATCTCGCATTCAGGTTTTGACATTTCCTGTTGCCGTGATGTTGGCCGTGAACCCGTTCAGGTCGGGTTCCAACGGTTTTGCATCATTCATTGGCGTGAATCCTAACAGGTTCGACTCCTGTTGCGGCCACTGTCCCCACCGGTTAGTGCGATTGCCGGACTGGGGATTTGACGTGGATTGGATGACTCGGGGTCTCTGGTTCTTCTTCCCCTACGGGTCGCGGGTTCGACTCCCGCCCACGTCCGAAGCCGTCGTGAGACGGCCCGACATAATTGAAAACCCGGTTGGCGGGGGAGCCTGAAAAATCATGTTCCAAAGTCGATTTCTCTAGGCGCTTACATACACACTCTCTCCCGTCAACCACTGCTGGTGCAGGGGAACGTGGCCGCTGCTATCTCAGTCGTTCGGTTCATCGGCGGTCAGATGGTTCGACTCCATCCACCAGCACGCAATCACAGAAAGGAAAACCATTATGGACACCATCAACGTGAACGGTGAGACCTATACGAAAGTGCCGGACGAGATCAGCTTGTTCGGACGAACCTACCGGCTGGTGGAAGACACCATTCCGGAACCATTGGACGTGTCGGACTGGCATCCAATCGAACCGGATTACCGTATCACGCTCAGGGAATACATGACCCAACAGCATCCAGAAGACGCCAAGCGTAACCTCACCGGACTGGGCCAAGTCGTGAAGAACACGGTTCTGAATGCCGGTAAGGGAGACTTGTTGGAAGAGAACAGTAATGGTGCCACCATTTACGCCCGCTCGTTGTTCCCGCTTGTCGAACAGGGTTATAGGAAGTGGCGTTACCGGAATAATGCCCACATTCTGGAACGGAGTGTGGCGGAAGCATGACGGAAGTGAAATTCCCCAGCATGGTTGACATGCCGGACAAGGAGTATTTCGCACATCCGGCAATCGACCAGACTGGTTTGAAGAAGTTCATGGAGTCTCCAAGAGCGTACGCATGGCACAAGCTGAACCCTCTCGACAACAGTACGTTGGCGTTCGGCAAGGCCGCGCACAGTCTCATTCTCGGTAGTGGCCCGAAGGTCGAAAGGAAACTCGACGGGCGCACCAAAGCCGGTAAAGCACAAGCCGAACAAGCCAAATCGGACGATCTGGTAATCCTTTCCGGTTCTGACTATGAGAAGCTTCAAAACATGGTGGATTACGCGCCGGACATGAACAGTCTCGTGGAAGGCAAACCGGAAATCGCCTTGTTCGCCATTGACCCGACCACTGGATTGCAGTTGAAAGGCAAGGCCGACTGGCTGCCCGACCATCCCGACATGGACGGCGTCATGTGGCTGTACGACTACAAGACCACCGGCCATGACGTGCAGGACTTCACTGGTTCGGCATACAAGTTCGGCTACCACATTCAAGCCGCCTTCTACATGATGCTGTATCGGCTCGTAACCGGATACCAGGGTGCGATGGGATTCAGATTCGTCGTGCAGGAGAAGCAGGAACCATACGACTGGATGATTTGGGAACTATCCGAAAACGATCCTGAAATCTCACTTGTCGCGGTGAAGCAGATTCGTGAAGCGTTGGACAGGCTCAGCTTCTACTGGAATAACCATATTCCGTTGGAAGACATGCTCAACCAAGGATTATCGAAGACGCCTATGCCTATCAGATTCACTGACTGGCAGATGAACCATCTGATTGGAGATGATGACCAATGGGAAATGTGATAGCGAAGAACCGTAAAGCCTACGGTTATGATTACGCCGACTTGGGCAGTGTGGTCAACTATGTGACCGAAACGTTGAAGGTCAAGGTGCAGCAGAGCATCCAATACGATAATCTACCCCAATATCCGAACGGGTATGGATTCGTCGTAACCCGCTACTGGAAGGATGACAGCAAGTCTTGGAGCGCGTTTGAAGCTCCCGTCCCGATCATCGTGGGTGATTCCGCAGGTAAACGTGAACAGCCGTTCATGCAACGGTATGGGAGTGCGGAAACCTATGCGAGAAGGTACAGTCTGCTCACCCTGTTCTGTCTTGCTACCAGTGATGATGACGGCCAGTTGGCTGGCTATCAGCGTGGCAATCCGATGAACGAGGACTTGCGCAGGCAGGTTGCCGCCTTGTTGGCTCAGGGGAATGTTCCAGCCGGACGTGAGTCCGAAGCCATCGGCAATCGCATCAAAATGCCTGTGAACTATGCGAGGTTGACCGACTGGCAAGCCCAATTGTTCATCAACAGTTTCAAAAAGAATGAAGAAGTCAAGGAGGCCGCATAATGGCTGGAGAAACCGTAATCACGATCATTGGCAATCTGACCGACGAGCCGGAATTACGCACGACCCGCAATGGTGAGGCCGTCTGCAATGTCAACATCGCGTCAAACACCAGACAATACAACAGCCAGTCGGGCCAGTGGGAGGATGGTGACACGCTTTACATGCGCGGCACGATTTGGCGTGACATGGCCCAGCATTGCGCCCAATCCCTGCACAAGGGCATGAGGGTCATCGCGCAAGGCCGTTTGCAACAGCGTTCCTATCAGGCGAAGGACGGCACGAACCGCACCGTGGTTGAAATGCAAGTGGACGAAATCGGCCCCTCATTGCGGAATGCGACCGCGCAAGTGCAGAAGATTCAACGTGGCGGCTATCAGGGTGCCCCACAAGCCGGTTTCAATAATCCTCCATCCAATGGATTCCAACAGCCGCAACAGGCCGGTCAGCAGCCCGCACAGTCTCAACAGTTGGGTGGAGACCCTTGGGCGTCGAACAATAATCAGCCTTCCGACTTCGGCAGTTTCGGCGGCAACACGGACGAGTTCTAATCCAGACTAAAAGGAACCAACATGGCAAACATCATTCCATACAGGGAGTTTCTGAAAAGAAAGGAGCTGCGCGAGCAGGAGACTGGCATCACCGTTAGCCCGCAACAGCTCCACCCATCCCTGTTCGACTGGCAGAAACGTATCGTCACATGGGCTTGCAAAGTAGGACGTGCAGCCATATGGGCCGATACGGGTCTTGGTAAGACCAGAATGCAACTCGAATGGTTACGTCAGGTCTGCGCCGGACATGGGACGGGGCTTATTCTAGCGCCGTTGGCCGTATGCCAGCAAACCATCCGCGAAGGTGCCGCAATCGGCATGGAAGTGCGTTATGTGCATGACCAGTCGGAAGTCTCTGACGGATTCAACATCACGAACTATGAGCGTGTGCCGAAACTCGACGTGTCCAAGTTCAGTGCGGTCGTGTTGGACGAGGCTTCGATTCTGAAACAGTCGGACGGCAAGACCCGCAAAATGCTGATCGACACGTTCAGGGATACGAAATACCGTCTCGCATGTACCGCCACACCGGCACCGAACGACCCGGAGGAACTATGTAATCAGGCCGAGTTCCTTGGATACGCCACCCGTGTGAAGATGCTTGCCACGTATTTCGTGCATGACGGGAATATTTGGCGTTTGAAAGGTCACGCGGTTAAGCCGATGATGCGGTGGATGTCGCAATGGGCCATCGCATTGCGCAAGCCGTCCGATATTGGCGGTGATGATGCGGGATATGAGTTGCCCGGATTGAACCAGACCGTTGATGTGGTGGAATACAACGGCAGCATCCCGGAAGGCCAATTGTTCGCAGCTGACCTTGGTGGCGTCGGCGGGCGTGCGAGAGTCCGTAAGGAAACGCTTGTTGACCGTGTGAACCGGTGTGTCGATCTTGTCAATAACGAGCCGGGCGAACAGTGGATTATCTGGGCTGGATTGAACGACGAGGCGGACATGCTGAACCGGCTTGTCCCCGGCAGTGTGAATGTGAAAGGCTCCATGTCGCCGGAAGACAAGGCCAAGGCGTTCCTTGACTTCGCTGATGGGAACATTCCAGTGCTTATCACGAAGGGTTCCATGGCATCGTTCGGTTTGAACTGGCAGAACTGCGCTCGAATGGCGTTCTGCGGTTTGAACGACTCGTGGGAATCCTACTACCAGTCGATACGCCGCTGCTATCGGTTCGGACAGAAGCGCGTGGTTGACGTGCATGTGGTGGTTTCCGATTTGGAACGCGAGATAGCGGAGAACATCACCCGCAAGGAACAGCAGGCCACTCATTTGAGTGACGAACTGGTAAAGACGATGAATGAATCAAACTCTTTCGGAAAGGCCGCATGATGGTCGATGAAATGTATATGACCGATGAAGCCAAAGGCAAGGATTGGACACTATGGCTTGGCGACTCGTGCGAACGCATGACGGAAATGGCTGACAACAGTGTTGATCTGAGTGTGAGCAGCCCGCCGTTCGCAAGCCTGTACGTGTACTCCGATTCAACCCGCGACTTGGGCAACAATAGTTCCCGTGAAGAGTTCATCGAGAATTACGGGTACATCATCCGCGAACTGTTGAGGGTCACGAAACCGGGCCGTATCGCTTGCGTGCATGTGCAGCAGGTTGTGACCACGAAGACCGCTGACGGCGTGGTTGGATTGACCGACTTCCGTGGTGATGTAATCCGCGCTTACGTGGAGAACGGTTGGATTTTCCACGGCGAAGTCACCGTGAACAAGAATCCACAGGCTCAGGCGATTCGCACGAAGGCTCAGGCTCTCATGTTCGTGACGAAGAACAAGGATTCCAGTATGAGCCGTCCCGCGTTGGCTGACTATCTGCTGATGTTCCGCAAGCCCGGTGACAATCAGGTGCCGATCAAGAACGATGTTTCCAACGAGGAATGGATTGATTGGGCGCAGCCGGTCTGGTGGAACATTCGAGAGACCAACACGCTGAATGAGCGTCTTGGCCGTGAGGATACCGATGAACGCCACATCTGCCCGCTGCAATTGGATTTCATCGAACGGTGCATCCGCTTGTGGAGCAATAAGGGCGAGCTTGTGTTCGACCCGTTTGGTGGCATCGGCTCGACCGTGTACGAGGCAATCAAACTTGGCCGCAAGGGCATGAGCATTGAATTGAAGCCTTCCTATTGGGATGCGTCGGTGAATCTGATGCGCGAGCTTGAAGAGAAGCTTGGAGAGGCGACACTGTTCTGATGGTTCCGCTCTCTGGGATGACCGAACCCGCATGGTGTGACAAGCATGGGGTCGAATATTACGGCCCCGCTTGTCCTGAATGCGAGTCGGAAGCCGAAGACTATTGGGAGGATATTGGAGACGCGAGCATATGGGATTTATGACCTATGATTTCGACATTCCAGGCGAACCCGTCGCGAAGGGCCGTCCACGATTCTACGGGTATCGGGCTGTGACCCCTCAACATACGAGGGATGCTGAGGAACTGGTGCGGAACCAATTCCACATGTTCTACCCTCATGCCGAACCATTGGACGGGGACGTGATGATGATTCTCATGTTTTATAAGGGGCGTCATGGGAAACCGGATTTGGACAATCTGGAAAAGCTCGTCAAGGACGCGTTGAACGGTTTGGCCTACGTGGATGACCAGCAGGTGAAACTCACGTTGTGCGCCATGCTGGAACCCGACCGTATGGCATGGGGACAACGGGCGAAACGGCTTGTCAAACGTCGGCAGGGAATGCCGTTGACATACGGCGGCAATCCTTATGAGCCGCATACGGAAATCCATATAGAACCCTTGCATGACATTCACGGCGGGTTGGAAAGTCTCGTCAGAAACACGAAGGAGATGATAAGCGATGTCGGAAACCAGCCTGAATACCGGTGAGATGCTGTTCCAACTGCGTGTCTGGGATTACTTGGCTTGGGCGTTGGACGATAAGCGTCTCGACCATGTTGAGAACCTGTACTACAAGGGGCGGCCGATCAGTGTTTCGACGTTCGCCAATCCGAACGTGCCGATGGTGAAATGCTTCGATAAGGCCGAACTGTTGGCTGGTGACATTGATTCCGAATATCCGTTCGTCATACAAGCCGATGGCATGTTCGATGCTGACGTGATGGACGAGCGTGAGTGGATCGCGTCTCAACCCGCTTACACGAGTCTGAGCGTGTGGGACAAGTTCGAGACATTACTACCGGCCAAACCGTCTATGGAATGCGTTGACTCCGGCACTCGAATGTTCATCCGATTCACGTTGGGTGAATTGGCTGGCATGCTGAACAGTGGATTGCAGCTCGGGGGTGGACGATGATTCTTCCAGCAGTCAACGTCAACGGCATCCATTTGAGCAGTCAACAGCATGAGGCGCTTGTCAGCATCTGGCGTACCGGTCGAATGCCGGAACCCCACGCAGGTCAGAAACCGTGGCTGTGGATTCAAGCGCTCAGACGGCGCGGCTTGGTATCCGGCAATGCGCTCAGACTGACCGACAAGGGACGCCATATCGTCCAACTCCTACAGGACAGGAAAGCATTCCGGTCTCAAAGCACCGTCGACAATCCACACTACGGAGCTTACTGGGACGCCTACTACGCCGACCAGTCCACATACCCGTACAAGCCGACGTTGGAAATCATTTGCGAAAGGAACTGTGATGAAACTTGACCCGCCACCGGACTTGGTTGAAATCGCTGAAGCCTTGGATGCGATGGCGAAACCACACGTGGGAAGCGGCTGGGCGAACACTAACTACACCGACCTGCCTTGCACCACGCCACGGCAGGAAGCAATCTGGATGGAATTCAACGGCATCACAAGAGGGGAGGATTGATGGCAAGGCGCGGATACGTGCAGCTCGTGAACGGCTTCTACGACAACGACAAGGTGCGTGACCTCGTGCGCATGGGGCACGCCGATTCCGTTGGCATATTCTGCATGGCCCTCTCGCTGTGCGGCGACAGGCTCACGGACGGCTTCATATCACGCCGCGCCTTGCTGTCGAACATCGGAGCCACACCGGAACAGGTGCAGGCTCTCGTGGACGAAGGCATGTTCGAGGAGGTCGATGAAGGCTGGCTGATCCACGATTACACCGCGCACAATCGCACCAAGGAGCAGGTATTGCACGCCCGCGCCGACGCGAAGGAACGCAAGAGCAAGTCACGTGGTCACGGCAGTGTCACGGCAGTGTCACAGCGTGACATGCGTGTGACATCGGGACAAACACCAGAACACCAGAACACCAGAACCCAAAAGAAAGAGAAAGAAGAATATTCTTCTTCTTTCTCCAAAGAAATGACACTTGCCATGTTCCAAGACTCACGAGAACTGGCGGCAGCCAACAGCATGATGCGCGCCACGTATCCGAACTTGGATTTGAAAAACAGCTGGGACGCCTTCGCCACACGCCAATACGACGCCACACGCATGGTGGGCGATTGGATACGCCTATGGCGTGGCTGGTGCGAGAACAGGGCACACATGGGTGGTATCCCACCATCCAAGCCACACGTCCACACTTGGGCTTGCGAACACACGTTGAAAGCCTTGCATCTCCAATCACAGGATGACGTGACCGACATGGCGTCAGCCGTCAAAAAAGCCAATGAGCTAAACCAGAAGGAAGAACCCTAGTGAAATACATCAGCCTGTTCAGCGGCATTGAAGCAGCAACTGTCGCATGGCAAACACTCGGATGGGAGCCAGTCGCATACGCCGAAATCGAACCATTCCCCAAAGCAGTACTCAAACACCACTATCCGAACGTCCCAGACTTAGGGGACATGACGAAAGTTAATTGGAAGGAATACCACCATGCAGCAGATGTCGTTGTGGGAGGAAGCCCCTGCCAGGCATTCAGCATCGCCGGACTCAGGAAGGCTTTGGACGATCCTCGCGGCCAGCTCATGCTCGAATATCTCCGAGCTTGCGCAGAAATTGATCCGGAATGGATCGTATGGGAGAACGTGCCCGGAGTTCTGTCGGCTGAACACGGACGGGCCTTTCAGTCGCTCCTTGAAGCCGTGGCCGAACTCTGGCCTGATGGGGGGGGCGGCATGGCGAGTGCTGGACGCTCAGTTCTTCGGTGTGGCCCAACGACGCGAGCGTGTGTTCCTTGTCGTCAACACTAGAGACTGGCGACGTGCCGCGCCGGTTCTTTTTGAGCGCGAAAGCCTGTGCTGGGATTATCCGTCGAGCCGAGAGAGGAGGCAAAGCCTTGCCGGAGGATCTGCAAACGGCGTTGAGAACGCAGATTCGAACGTTGGAGAATGCCTGACACCCGGCGAGAGCCAGGCACGCCGCGTGTATGCGGCTGACGGCGTGATGCCGACGTTGAACGCGCGTGAGCATGGCGGGCAGAACCAGCAGGCGGTCATGTTGGACTTCCATCAGCAGGATGGGCGTTTCAAGGTCAGCAATCATCCCGACGTGTTGAATACGCTCACCTCGCACATGGGTACCGGTGGCAACAATGTTCCCCTGATTAAGGCGTTCAAATGGAGCCAGGGGGAGAAGAGCCGGAGTCTGGCGATTGGCGAAGTGAGTCCCACTTTGAGCACTGACCATAATCCAGCCGTCTACCAAATTGAGAGAGTGATGTGTCGCGCGGACACTCAGGCGAATGCCGCACAAGGATTCGATCTTTCTCCGACATTGATGGCTCACGCCGGAAAGGATGCCCCATTCATCTATCCGACAACTAATAGGAGAGACTAGTGGTTTTCACTTTCAAGATTCGCGGTGGCGGAGCGGGGGGGGTAAGGGATTCCTCGGGCAGGACGAGCTTTCTGCCACGCTCAGCACGCACAGTGACCAGTTTCTACATACGGAGGATTCGATGAATGATTTGACGGTTCGCAGGTTGACGCCGTTGGAATGCGAAAGGCTTCAAGGTTTCCCGGACGGATGGACGGATATTCCGTGGAAGGGGAAGAAGCACGCGCCTGATAGTCCACGCTACAAGGCGCTCGGTAATTCTATGGCGGTTCCTGTCATGAGATGGATAGGTGAGGGCATCCAATTGGTTGAAGACAACAAGGGATTGTTCCAGGAGAACCCCAGTGAGCAGTGACAATCCATCCAAGGAGACGTGCCGCATGGTTGATGATCGTGATGGGAGACGTTGCGTGCGTTGCGGCCGGAGCTTGTATGCGGTTGGTGGTTCCCGGCATCATCGGAAACTCCGTAGCCAATGCACGAGGGTTGAGAAGCATCAAGTGCAGAATCTGATTCTGCTTTGCGGTTCGGGTACGACGGGCTGTCATGGTTTCGTTCACATGCATCCGACTATCGCTTATGAGAACGGCTGGTGTGTGAAATCGTTTCAAGACTCGTTGGAAGTGCCGGTACGGACTTGGCATGGACTCGTGTATCTCACCACAGACGGCAAATATTCATCGACAAAGGAACAATCAAATGACTGACAATATCAATCCATCGCATTACAAGGATGGCCCGTTCGAATGCATCGAACTCAGCCGCCTGCTGTCAAGCGACTGGGGGCAAGCCGTCCAATACTGCTTCAGGTGGCAGCACAAGAACGGTGTAGAAGACCTCAAGAAGGCGTTCTGGTTCATCAATGATGCAATCACGCATAATGTGCCGTTCTTCGCCGCGTGCTGCAAACGGAACGCCGACATTCTCGAAGCTCAGGCAATCAGGCTTCTTAGCATCCTACAGGCCGAGAACTGGGCTGATCTCGAACAGTTCTGGCGGAACCTCAAGTGGGGAGACCGCGTGGACGTGCTCGAAGCCCTCACCGACAAGATCAATGAAATCGAAAAGGAAGGAAAGTAATCATGGAACATATCGTGCAGTTCGCCATCGGCATTGACGACAAGGCCATCCAGAACCGCATCGAGGAATACGCCTACAAGGACGTGCTCGACAAGATCGTCAAAGAAACCATGGACACTGTTTTCGCGCGCACCAACGCGTATTCGCGGGAAAACATGTGTAAGACCATGATGGAGGAAGCTTTGCAAAGCTTCCTCGAAGAACGCAAGGACGAGATTATCGACAAGGCCGCGAACATGCTTGCCGACCGGTTCCAACGGACGAAGAAATATCGGGAAGCCATGGGAGACGCCATCGAAAAGGATGGTGAGTGATGAACCGGGACCGGGTAATCATCGTCGCGATCATCTGCATGACGATTATTTTCATCGCGTCCACCGTATCGCCAGCCGGTTCCAGCGGGAAAACCGGCGCGGGATTCCAGATGGAAACCGTCAAGACCGGTGACGTGACATGGGCATGCTTGAAGCATAACGGCGAATATATCGGCTGCAACACGGTGGAGACGGTCAAATGAACGTTTTCAAAGGCAGGACAGGCTACATCGTCTGGCCGCAAGGCGAGACGGGAGTGCATACATGCCGCGTGTATGACTCACTGGATGAAGCTGCGGGCGCGGCACGTTCCAAAGCCGAATTCCACCACAGGCCGTATGAGGTGCGTACCGCGTACGAGAGTCCGGCAAGAACCATCAGAACAATCCTCCCAAGGAGACACCAATGAGCGACAAAGTGAAAGTCGGCACGAGCAAGGTCACGTTCCGTGTGCGCGCGTTCGACTATCCGCAGATCGAACTCGCATCCGTCGAAGTGGATGTGCCGATGTACACGAAGACGGACAACAAGCTCGACAACATGCAGCAGGGACATGTCACGGCGGACGTGCCGGACGGTTTCAACGAGAAGGTCAAAGACGCATTGCAGGTGTTCGCGGACACTCTACAGGCATCGTTCAACGAAGAAGGAGAGCGAAATGTTGAGAAGCATTGATTTCAAAACAATGCCTTACCTGTTTACTGACAAGGCTGGTACTTGTCTGACCGTGGAGTTCGACGTGAGGGAACTGGATGACATCTACAAGCAGGTGAAAACCATGTACGATCAGGCGCATTCGTCTGATGACATGCCCACCGAACCGGGCTGGTATGTGACTCGGGATGGTGAAGACCTGTTGAGCTATGACGGTGACGCTTGGCACATCCACAATATCGACTGTGATGCGCAATTGTTCGCTGACGGGGATTTGGAAACGATGGACTGGAGTGTGGTCAAACGCACGTTCGATGCTGACGCTTTCCCGCTGATACCAGTGAATCTTAACGATACATCTCGTGCGGAGCGTCGGTTGACCAACCTCACCAACTTTTTGCACACGCTCATTCATGAGTGTGAGACAGTGCGGGACAACCCATCTTCCGACAAGCATACGAAAGACATCGAGAATGCCGTCTGCGGGACGGGAATCAACTTCGGCAAAGACCTGCTTGCACGATTGGAAAACGGGGTGTTCGACCATGACTGTGCATGACCATATCACCGACTGGCAGCACCTGCCATCGTCATTCCTCGCTGGCAAGCGTGCGATAGCCACCACCGTTGAGGGAACCACTATCGACGGTTTCCTCCAATCGATGACCACGAAGTTCAGTAACGGCAGCGGCAGCATGGTGCAACTGTTTTTCGGGGGAGTGTTCCAGCCGGTCATCATCAGTCTCAACGGTGGTGAGAACCAACTATGCAGAGCATACGATTCGATACTCATACTCAACGAGGTGAAGCAGTGAACAACGAATACGCGAAGTGGAGGACGGTTCTTGACTGCCTGTATCCGCATACGTTCCCGCTTACACCAACCACTGCGCCATACCCGTTGAAGGGTGAGTGATGTTCGGACGGAAGAAGAAAAAGCAGGAGGAGCCGAAAAGTTACCTCAGATGCCCATACTGCGGTCACGCGCCGACAATTGTCACCGGCAAATGCACGTATCACAATCCACGTCATACTGTCTACCGGTATGAGTGCGACCTTAGGTGCCTTCAAGGCGAGGTGTGTCAGACTGCCGAAGCTGCGTTCGATTCGTGGGTACGCATTGTCGCCCGCTATTACGACGCGGAAAATGCTATCAGACAATTCCGCAAGGAGAGGAAATCATGAGTCTGGCTGATGTTTGCTGGAACATTTCAAGCGTTTTCATCGTCATCACATTGGGTGTGATAGCGATACTCTGCGTGCTCATGCTGTTAGGCGTATTCGTATGCATCTTCGACCATGACGATAACCACAGGAACGATAAGAGCAGTAAGGAATAACAATGGCTACGAACGTGAGTGAAAAAGACAAAACACTGCATGAGGTCATCGACTTTCTGGAAAAAGAGTGGGATGCAGCTAATAACGCTTCTGATAATCCAGACGAAGAAGTGCTGAAGTACGACTTTTACGACGGAATGACGACGGCTTACGAGCATGTAATCAATTACTGCCGTCACCTGCTCGGTTATTCCGGGACTATGCCTTCTGAGGTGCCGAATCAAAGCGAGGATGCGAAAAAATGAAATGGAAACCGGATTGGTCGGACATCGCCGAAAACCTGCTGATCGGACTGATGGCGGTGGCCGCGGCCGCAATATTCATTGTCTTCTGCGTTTGCATATGGAAAGCCGTGACAACCGAAAGAACCATCATCATGCGTGACGGAAGCCAATCATACGCCTGCACGATCAGCGACATAAGCCCGACCCCATTCGACTGCAAGCCAATCGAGGACACGGAGGAATAATCATGTGGTTCAAACGCAGACGCAACGAATATGGGTGTCCAATGTGCGGCAGACTGCCAGTAATCAAGGCATCGCAAACGGAAAAATACCACGAGAGCCGCAAAGTAAGGACAACACTCACAGTCTACCGGCTCCGATGTCCACGTGGTCATATCTCTACTAGCTGGTTTAGTTACCCCGCATACGCAAGCAGGCAGTGGAAAGAACTCGTGGACGAGTACAAGGGGAAGGACACGAAATGAGCGCGTATCAGCCTGTTCTTGACCCCGCCTGCGGCGGCCGAATGTTCTGGTTCGACAAATCGGATAATCGGGTGCTTTTTGGTGATGTGCGTGATGAGAGCTGGGAATTGTGCGATGGGCGTAGGTTCGATGTCAAGCCGGACATGCTGATGGACTACCGCGACCTGCCGTTCCCCGACGGGACGTTCCGCATGGTGGTGCTCGACCCGCCCCACCTGCGCAATGCGGGGGAAACGAGCTACATGGCGCAGAAATACGGTTGCCTCGACCAAGAGACGTGGAAAGCTGACCTCAAGACCATGTTCAGCGAGTGCTTCCGCGTCCTGAAAGAGCATGGAGTGTTGATTTTCAAATGGAATGAGACACAGATACCCGTATCGCAGATTCTCAAGCTCACAGCGCACAAGCCACTCTTCGGCAACAAGCAGCCGAACCGCACGGGAACACACTGGATTGTCTTCATGAAGGAGGACGCGAAATGAATAAACGGTACAAGGTTTGCCCACTTTTTTGGAGTGATTACGGCGATGAGCGCACCTTGATGAATATGGGTGTGTTTGAAAAGTTGCTGAACGAGGGTTGGAAGATTCTGCGGGTGGATACCATGCCACCAACGGAATTGCGTGATACCGCCGTCACAGCGACGAACGTCTACATCCTTGAGAGGGAGGCTAATGATGATTAGTCAATACGACAAGGACATGTGTTGCCTGTATATCGCTGAGGGGATGAGCTACATCTGGCAACAACGAGGGGGCCAAGAGCTTTCCCGGATGCTTGAATCATTGGCCGATAGGAAGCTCATGAAGCGTGTCCATGGCGGGTATGCGATCACACTCAAGGGCCTGTTGGCAGTCAAGGTGTGGAGACTTCACCTGTTCCTGTTCCATCACGGTGAATACAAGTACTTCAGGAGGAAGAAATGAGCAGGGCTGAGACCACCGCCATGCTGTCCAAGCTGGTGGAGAAGAGGTTGAGGAATCAGACCGCTTTTTGGGCGAGCGAGGTCAATTTCGACCGTAACACGCCCGACGAAAGGCGCGTGGACTACGTGGGCTTCAAGCCCTGGAACATCAACGGTGAGCCGGTGCCCGCAAGCGTCGAGAAAGGCTGCTTCGAGTTCTACGAGGTCAAGTCATGCATGGCTGACTTCACTAGCGGCAACGGACTGACGTTCTACGGCGATCAGAACTATCTGGTCTGCACGAAGGAACTGTGCGACGAGATCGTATGGCAGAAGATGGTGCCGCCGCGAGTGAACGCGATCCTGACACCGGATTCGACCGGCTCGAAACTGATTCTCGACTATGTGCAGTCCTACAACGACCTGTCATACAGGAGGCGTCCGGCAAGCGAAATTCTCTGGGCAATGGTCAAAGCGAACGGAAAGAGGACGAATTGAGCATCCTGCTGGACGAGGCCGACGCTTACGAGCGTGGCATGGATGATGATTTGACGTTTCAGACGGTTCGGGAGCTTGCCGGTGCAGCGTACATGGCCGGACGTTCCGCTCCACCAACTGATGCCGAGGTGGAGGCCGTGGCGAAACGGCTCTGCTGGAACAGCTGCGAATGGGATGGCATCGAAAGCGACTATGTGGCGAAGGACGAAGACGATGCATGGGATTACGCCGGTGAAATCTGCGGATATCAGGAAGACTACATCGCGCGGGCGAAAGAAGTGCTCGAAGTGGCACGTAAGGCGGTGACGGAATGAAGGCTGTTTTGATTGTTTTCACCATTGTCTTCGGTTTGCTTTCTTTCGCGTCGTTTGCGTCGATCGTCGCGTTGTTCATCGCCGACTGGATGGCAAAACACTTCTAGACCACATTCAAACCCGTCGAAATCGACGGGATAAGACAATCAAGGAGACGAAATGATAGGAAACAAGAATATTCAACGAGGGCTAATGGCCGTGCTTATGGCCGTAGCGATGGTTTTCCCGCTGGCCGGATGCGAGAACGAAGCGGATGCTGACGATGTTGAAGGTGGTAGTGACTGCATTGATGTGCGAGGCGACTTCGCTGTCGATGAGTGCAGAATCGAGTTGCACGACGGTAGGGCCGTGACATGCATCAGGTTCAACGTCTACAAGGGGGGAGGCGGTCTTTCCTGCGATTGGGACAATCGCTAGCGGCAAGGACGGGGAGACGAAATAATGGAACATGAGCTAATCCCCGTATACACGAAGTTCGACGGTAATGGCGTGCATGTGCAGAATGATTCAAAACTCATCGACTATCTGGACGATGGGTGGAAAATCATCAACGTCACGGCAGCGAACCCACTGGCATTAGACAATGATGCCGTCGTGTTGTACGTGATCGAGAAGACTACTGCAAAATCATTGGAGCAAACGGAATGAATGAGCCTACCGCCGACGAGATCATGAAAATGTTCGCGGTTGACATAGCGGTTCTTCGTCGTGGTAGGCGCAAGCCGTCTGAGAAGCCGCCAGTCGGAAAGAAGAAGGCGAAAGCGTCGAAAAAGCCGGTCAAGCTTACTGCGGAACAGCTCGCACGGAAACGTGAGCACACGCGACAGTGGCGGATGGCCCACCGTGAGCAAGTCTTGGAATGCAACCGCCGATACAAGCTTGCGCATCGTCCGACATTCCACCATTTCAGCCGTGAGGAACAGGCGGCCTACGAACGCAACTACTACCTGCTTCATCCCGAGAAGAGAAAACGGAAGCGGGAGACTGTTTGAGACGTTAATCCAATACCGGTTGCAAGGTTGGGTGCAACCGGTATACTAGACATGTTCCGGCATTAATCGCACGCCTTCGGGCACCGGTGCGGAATCAACATACCATGATTTTGGAAGGCGTGCGATTGGCTGACTGCAAACTATTGCGTTGCGGGCGTGAACGAGACGATACCAGGCAACTCTGCCCTGAATGTGAACAGCGGCTCCTAGCCGACTTGGAATGGTTCACGAAGAACATCGGATTTTTGGAAACCGACAAGATGAACCGCATCAACAAGAACCATGACACTGACGGTGGCGGGGGAGGATACGCTGATAATCCGCCGTTGAGGGAGCAAGTGTTCGACCTGCTGTATGAGGGAGACGAACGGGATGATAGCGTGTGGGGCACACTATCCGCGTTCGCTAAATGCTTAGGCGTCGAATACCTGAATCACGATCCGTTGAACGTGTTGGCGCAGCGGATAGCCGTCAAGAAAAACAAGCAAGGCGAACCCGCGTGCCTGTATTCCACGGCAACACCAGTGTACGCGCTTGAAATCCGCATCGCACGAGACAAGTGCCAACGCCTGTTGAATCAAGGCCATACGGTCAGCTTGGGCAATTGCCCCAACACCGACTGCAACATGCCACTATCGGCTGACGAGACGGCAAAACAAGTCAAATGCCGTGGATGCAGGAACGTTTGGAACATCAACTTTTTGAGGACACTCATGCAAGACAAGATCAAACACAGCACTTACACGGGGACTGCTTCGGACATTAGAAGCAAACTCCAACAGGCTGGATACCTCGTATCCGCGAACACGTTGAAATCATGGGCGCACAGAGGCAAGCTCACCCCGGTACGCAAGGAAGGGCGGCATCCCATCTACCGTATCGCGGACGTGTACATGCTGATGCAGCAAACCACTCCAGTGGACGATATTTGGAGACTCGTCGGAAAGGACAACCGGCAGTGAGCATCATCAGCATCACCGACAAGGGCAAGACCATCACCTATCACGCGCATCACATGCGCGACGTGATCGAACCAGTCAAACAGTACGGCATGTTCGGAGACTAATTGCAGATCAGCGGTAAGACAAACAATATTGGCTACGCTCACGCGAACGATGGTGGAGCAGACCTACGTTCCAACGAGGACACGATCATCTGCGCGGGCAGTCAGACGCTCGTGCATACGGGCGTGCATATGGCTATTCCAGCCGGATACGTCGGCCTAATCTGCCCACGCTCAGGCTTGGCGTTGAAGCATAACATCACCGTGATGAACGCGCCTGGCGTAATCGACGCAAACTATCGTGGCGAAGTCGGCGTAATCCTCAGAAACATGGGCGAACAGGCGTTTGAAATCCATGAGGGAGACCGGATAGCGCAGATCGTGTTCCTCCCATACGCGCACATGCAATTCGAGCCAGTCAACGAACTGGATTCGACCGAACGTGGCGAGAAAGGATTCGGCAGCAGCGGCATCAAGTAGCCGCCATATCAAAAGGGAGCAGGATAAGTCATGAGAATCTACATCGTCACAGCTGATATCGATAACCACGGGGACATTCCATTCTATGGAAGTTTTGTCAGTGTCATGGGCGTTTACGCCACGCGAGAGCATGCGGTCAAACATGTGCGCAATCTCAAACGTAGGAAGTTCGCACTCAAACACAAAGGGCTTCACGGAGACAAGGGAGTGTACGTCGAAGAGTTCGAGTTGGACTCCAACTGCCAAAAATTCATCGGAGGCTATTCGGAATGAGCAAACAGGTCATCATCAAGGCTGAACAGTTGAACGCCACGCATTTAGGCAAGAAGGTAACCATTCTGGACGATGGTGAAGCCGTCATGTCAGGAAAACTCAAGGAGTTAAGAGCGACGCAATACTCCATGCCGGTGTTCAGCAACGATATCGAAGCCGTGCCCGACGGCTACGGGAGCATCAGCGTTGTCCCGAAACTGAATTACGAAACTGTCACCGACATCATCATGCATTTGTCGAATCAGCTTAACGACGATATCAAGGCGACCGTGCGTGGTGACACGGAACTGGTAATCGAAGTCAACGGAAAGTAGGGGAATATGACGGAAAACACCACTGGAAAATCAACGAACGAACTGTTTATGCGCGTGTTGCAAGTCGAATCACCGGAACTGTTCGACGGAAGCGAGGACGAGCCGGTACGAGTAGTCGGCTACGATTATTTACCATTCTGCGAAGCGGTCTGCGAAACCTGTGGCGATGACCCCGAAATGCTGACCATCGCATTCGAGACGAAAAACGGTGAATGTTACAGCAAATACTACGACTATTTTGGACTGCCGAACATTTTAGAAGCATTGGACAAGTGGGATAAGCAGTACGGGAAGGTGGTAGAGAACCGTGGATGACACTTCAAGCACGAAGAAATTCGTATTTACAAGTGATAGCAAGCCGTCCCCCGACCTCTCGGATTTCAAGCCTTTTGGACACATTGACGAGGACAAACCCAAGTACAGTGCGATCATGATTATCGAGGATGAAGGCGTATACATTCCCGTGATCTACAAGGAATGCCGCGTGGACCTCGACGTTGATAACCCGACGATTCACCCGCTATCAGGCCCATGTATGGAGTGCTGCTGCTACAGTACGCCGGAACTCGCCATGAAAGCCGGTACACGCATCTACAGGAACATGTTGAAGGACAACAAATGAAGTGGTTTACTGCTGACTTGCATTTCGCTCACCCGTTCGTGGCCGCACTACGCGGATACGCGCTACCCGGATACGCTAAAGACGAGTCAATCAAACAACAGGCCGAACGTGAGCATAAGCCGCTCAAAAACTGTGTTGACTGGCGGAAGCATGATGCCGACATCATCCAAAGCATCAACACGTATGTTGGCGAGGAAGATGAACTCTACATCCTCGGAGACATCAGTTCGGGTGGTACTTGGAGCGTAGACCAAGCGATAATGCGCATCCAAAACTTGCATGTGCCGCGCAAGAACAGGCATCTGATTCTCGGCAACCACGAACTGCACAGTTCCAGTCGCACGTTGGAAAAGTTGGCAAGCGTGTTCGGGGAAGTCGGAAGAGTCAGCATCACCGAAATCAGAGACGGGTGGGGCAACAATCCACACACGGTATTTTTAAGCCACTACCAATGGCGCGAGGACTTCACGCAAAGCAAACCGCTAAGCGCAGTCTCAACCAATTGGAACGCGCCGGAATTAGCCGAATACGCGATACCACGCATGAACAACATGCTGCTCCTGCACGGACACACGCACGCGCATGACCCGCTTGAGTTCGGCAGGCATCACAATGAGATCAACGTCGGATTGGACGCATGGTGTTTCGAGCCGGTCAACGAAGCCGAATTGGTGGACAACTGGCTACAAACCGCGTCAAGCGCCGTCTGAGCGGTCTACAATGGCACACGAATGGGGGGCGGATTCAAAAACCGCCCCCACTATTTTTCAGTAAATAGCACCGTTGGATTTCCAATCAACCATTATTCAAGAATCTCTGCAATCCATCGCCAGCCCTGCCATCCAGACCACGGCGCGCCATATCGTAATAGTCAAGCATCTGCGGACTGTTCCACCCGCCTGCGGCCATAATGTCCCTGTCCGGTACGCCAGCGTCACGGGAGAGCGTGCAGAACGTCCTCCGCAGCGAGTGCGGCGAGATGCCGGGCACGCCCACGCGCAATGCCACGGACGATACGATGCCAACGGCGGTCTGCTGCCGCAGACGAGCGCCGGAATCCTCACGGAACACCGCACCACGCCTACGTCCGCCAACGAGTCGTGCGAGAGCCTCGGACGCCTCGGAGGGAATGGCCACACGCTGGGACCAGTCGCCCTTGCGGTCGAACCGCACCCACGGACGCCCGTCATTCAGATGGCAGTCTTCGACATCCAATCCGAGCGCTTCACCGATCCTCGCGCCGGTCAACAGCAGCAGACTGCACAGGGCATCCGTCCGCGCATCCATACCTCGCGCTTCGGCCAGAAAAAGCCTTGCCTGCTCGCGGGTGAGGTACGTGCCATCCGAATGACCGTACATTTTCGGCCTACGCACATGCTCACCCGGATTGCAGTCGATATACCCCTCCTCGCAGAGATAGCGGTAGAGGCAGCAAACGACGCTCAGATTCCTGCACACCGTGTTTTTCGCCGCTGGCCGCATGCCGCCGTCATAGGCGGCGAACACCTCGATATGGGTGCGCTTCGCCCGCAGCATGTCGATGCCATTATCCGAACACCAGCGCAGCCACCGCGATACGACGCTCCGATACACGGCCCTTGTACCCGGCGACAAGCCGGCGAGAAAGCCGGCGATCATATCGCTCACCGTCGCCATATGCGCACCGTCTCCTTACAGATCAGAGGCTTATCAGCCGGACCCTTGACAAAAGGCGGTATCCACTGCCTACGCCTCAACGAATGATTCGGCCCATACGCCTGATTACGCCAAAAACCACGCACGATAAAACGATGGGTGTATTCGCGTCGCACTTGTTCGTCATTGTCGGAGCTTTCACCTGGACGATGCAGATTCTCTCGCAGCACCAGCATCTTGACCTTGCGGATCTCCGGCTCGAATCGCGACGGCAACGGGTATCTCATGCTGGGTTCGGCGGGCTTGGTGTCGCAGATCCGCGGCTCGCCGCTCAACGCCCAGACGGCTTGCAGATAGTCAATCCATGCTTTTTGGAACACAGCATCCGCATCGTGGATGGATTTTGCCCTGGCTGCCGTCAAGTCAAGCCAATCGATAGGCAGACCGATGGAGTCCGCACCACTCTTCCGCAGCGATTCAGGATCATCGGTAAATGCCATGACGGAGGTCTCGCCATCGCTAATCCGATCCCAGAAGAATCCCGCGACATTGCTGGTGATGCCAATCGACGACGTGTCTACCGGAACCCCACCCTCAAGGAACATCACTCCGCTTGCGGCCGGGGCCTGCATCCGCGGGAAGTCGCCCTGCGCGGCGGTGTCGGCGGCAAGCTTGGCCATGTCGCGGCTGATCCACCACAATTGCGCGACGGACATCTGATCGATTTCGCTCCACATTCCATCCAAGATGCGCCGGTATTGCGGCTTGGCTTCGTACTGCCTCATCGCCCGTTCCCGCCAGACGGTGACGAATTTGTCTCGGATGAGCGGCAAGTGCGATGGGGTTAGGCGGAGGCGCTTGTTTTTTCTGCGTGTCATGTCATGCCTCGACCAGCATGTAACGGTCTCCGGAAAAGTCACCGAGCTTAAGACCGTATTTGGCGAGCTTCTTGTTTGCCGCGGCTTCCCACTCGGCTTCGTCTGCTCCGTATACACCCTCGATTTTTTCAGCCGCGTGTTCGAAGTCACCGTCATACGCCGAATCGGTATACCATTTACGGTTGATATCGCCGTACGCGAGGGGCTTGCCGGTGTTGGCGTCGGCGAGAAGAAGCACATCCCACGCGCCGCTCTGCGCGATGACGATGGGCTTGATGTCGATGGTCTCGTTGGTGTTGATGTCGATTGCGGTGGTCATTTTGGTTTGTCCTTTCTTTTGCTGACATGATTAAACTTGTGTGGATTATCGGACGTGTCTAAAAAACACGCTGCACATCCACTTGCGAACCGTCCAAACCGGCATCATGAATAAGCCACGCTTCCGCTTCCAGATCAGGCATCATCCTGGAATGCGTGTAACCACACATGAAGCCGGAAGGTGTCGTGAGTTCCAGCCGATAAAAACCACGGTGAGAGTGGTAATACCGTAGCCGCCACATCACAACACCTCGATTTCATCGTTAAGACCCATAAGCTCCTGAGTGGTGAACCCGCCATCCTTGACAACGCAGTACAACCATCCTTGGAATCCACCCGATCGCGCATCACGCATTCCACGAATCAAGTCACGCAGCCACGTGCACACAAGATACGGTTTCGACACGGGACGCCAATAACGCTTACGCTCAACCACATCGAAATGGTCATAAGCGTACATTTGCTGACCAACATGGAAATCAGCCCACAATTTCAACGTTTCCATCACGCTCACGCCTCCCTCGAATCAACGTCACCGAACAGTTCATAACGCAACCGCGCATCAGCATCGAACATCGCCTTGTACGCATCACCAAGAGACGTGTAGAAGACGCCTTCCACGCGCCAACCTTCGTAGCCCTTGGAATCCAACGAACGGAACTCTCTCAGCGCACCAAGCATCATCTTGCGCGTCAGCCGATAATCCGGCACGCTCCTATGAAAATTACCGTCGAACCGGTCAGCAGCAACGTAAGCGTCACGCGCTTTAGCCGCATCGAACAGGACAACAGTACCAATCGGCTCATGGTCGAAATTGAAAGTGTTGACACCGTAAGGCCAATAAACAGCGTAAAAATGACGGGACATGATAAAATCTCCTTGCAAATGGTTTGGTTGAGTTAATTACTGTTTGCAATGGCCGGACGGTACTGGGCATACCGTCCGGCCAAACTTTTCAGAACAGGCAATCCATATGACGCGGATCAGGCAGATTGTCGGCAGCCGCGTTGATAACCGTGCTGAGATACGCGGTCAACAAGGCTGGACGCTTCACAATCTCCCTCAACACGGCTTGAATATTCGAGTCGATGGACGAATAGCCGGTAGCATCCAAAGCGGCCTTAACCTGCTGTGCTGTGATGACGACACGTGACATTTCATGCCACCTCGACAATCTCATGCTGAGCGAGGTACGCGGCCACGGACTCTTCCAACGTTTGGTCACTGCCACGCTGGTAGTAGTCACGGTACGCAACCACGCCACTCTTACCGTCGAACGCGACATATGCGACGCGACGGCCCTTGGAATCACGGAAGCCACGCGGCTTATGCACATATCCACCAAACACGTCAGCCAACTCCTTGACCGACTTACCACCTGGAATCGTGACCACGCGCGCCTTGACGCCATGCTGCGCAATCACCTTCGGCGTATCCTTGGAAGGTGTCGGCGGCACTTCGGGAATCTCAACCGTATCCGGTTCAGGCTCAACCGCCTGCGGTTCAGGGGCGACAACCGGCAAATCATCGTAAGTCTCGCACATCTCAGGATGGTCACGCTCGGCCGGGGTGAGGAATGAAATGTCACGTGACACAACCATGCCGCCATGCTCATAAGACAATTCCCAACCATGCTCCCTATCGGCGTCCGACAGGCTCACGCCATGCGCCGTATAATCCCCACAATCAGGGGAAACCATGCAATCGCCACGTTCCACGATCAACGGCACATCACCAATCTCACTCACGGCCTGAGCGTAATCGGAGCCGTTAGGGTCAAGCCACGTGCCACCGTCAGCACGATATGCGGCGGCCACGCCACGCACCGTCTGAGCATTGCGGACGCCTGGAATCATCCGCCATGATTCAACGCCATCCTTCATCTCGAAACGCCACACGCTAGGCGTGTTGACGGAATCAAAGAACATGAAGACACTGGACGAATTGACTGCCCACAGGCCGTTAACCTTGTTCGACATTTTAAAACTCCCTTGTATAAAAAACTTGATTATTTGATGGGCCGTTCACCGCACGGCCCTGAGCGGTTTCACCATTCCAAGACCTTGCTACCGTCAACCAAAACGTATGACGTGCCGGATTGATTGCCGTCAACGCTTCCACGCCACTCGCAAATACGCTCGTAACCGTCCGAAGTGCTACCGTCCTCCATGCCGCACTGCGGAATGTTGGATAGCTCACGGTAGCTCGCTAGGTCGGCTTGGCTGTAATCCTTCGTGGCATACGTTTCAAGCCACCACGTCCACTGCTGTTCAGGCGTGCCATGCGGATCGGCAACAGGCTGATCACTCAACGCCGGGGAACAGGCCACGCCGAAAGCCAACAGGCCAAACAGGACGGCAACAAGCAGAGTAACCTTCTCACGCATTTGCAACACCCGCCTTGATATAGCCGATACCGGTAAGCGCCGCATGAGTCCTCGCATTCCACCACGGCTGAACAAGCAGCCTGATAAATGCATAAGGCGAACGCCCCGCGAAATACGTTTTGCGCAGACGGTACGTGTACTCCCCATCCCAACGGAACGGAACACGCCGCCCGTCGTTAATGGTCAGACAGTCGGGCGAAAACGTGAGCTTGTTATCAAGCACGTACACGTCTACAGTCGCGTTGATCCGCTTGAAAACATCCTCAATGTACGGTTCGCGTATGAAGAACAAGCCGTTGCGTCCAGGGGCGTCGGCATGAGGGGCGAACACGTAGTAAGTCTTACCGTCGTTCCATTTGACCTCGGTCACGAAAGTGAGAGGTTTGAAGGGTTTATTATCGGGAATCTTGTCAACGTCCTTGTAGTCGCTGATAAAAAATTGGTTACTGCTGCACATTTTAAAGCACCTCGATTGTGTTGGAATATGATGCCCGAACGGACTAGATGGGCGTGATTGATAGGCTCACGCCCGAAGGCCAGGGGGAAGAATCAGCGCAGGAACTCGGCCACAGCTGCCGGGAACTCTTCATCGAAAAGATACTCTCGATAGCAAATCTCAAGTTTCTCCGCATCATCCAGCGGCGCGTCATAAGCGTAATCACTGTGGATGAATCCATTCCAATCAGCGGAAAACATGACGCCATTAATGTTTTCGGTTGACGTGGCCGTGTTGCATGTCCACGATCCGTTATCATCGCCAGTCACCACCGGGAGAATATCATCACGTCGGTTGTCACACCACTGTTCGGTGGGGATAACGCCTTCGTCTTCCGCCATGGTAGACAGATTGTCAACGATGGAAGAACGCACCTCACTGCGGTAATCATCTGCGAAACTCATTTTAGATACTCCTATCTAGCGGCTCTGCTAGACTTAGAGCCGCTTGGTTAATTGATTGGATACATTTACTGAGCAATTGAGCCGGATAGCTGCAACTATCCGGCTCTACTCATTCGTGAGCGAGCATGGCCGTAAAGACACATGCCCGCCCTGGCGGATTACTTAGAATCCGCCGAAGTTTCAGAATCGGAATCAAGAAGCTTACGTGGATTACGCACCTTAAGTGCGTCACACAGCTTTATCGCAGTGGCTAAGGTTAAGTTAGCCTCAGAACGCCTACCGCACTCGATAGCCGCGATATTGCCGCCTGACATGCCGACCTTTTCGGCCAGCTCTCGTTGCGTCAACCCGCGTTTCATTCTCAATTCTTTCAATCCCATGGCCCTACTCCTAACTTGGATTAGAGGCCATTGTAGACCACTCAGTCAGCGCGGGACAATTCCATGCCGGACACCGCGCCACGTTGGCGACTCGACGACGGTTCGGCCTTGCATGATGTGAGGGTGCATCATGCCTAGTCGCACTCCGCCGCTTCATTGTCGCGTCCACTCTTCAATTTTCAATCATCCATGCCGCGCCCGTTAGGGGGGCTTCGTGTCACCGTCCTTGCGGTGCTGGTCTCTGTGGCGGTGGCCTCTCGTCCATCTCTGTTCCTTCCGTTGTCGTTTGCTTGATGGCTCTCACTATACACGCCTTGCAAACGTAAGGCAAATCAAGTCAACACAGACGCCACATAAACCATTGGAAACACTAGCATTCATCGGCGTGTCGCAACCACGGAATGGCGCCGCACAATCGCGACACGTCACACCACCACGTCACGGCCAGGACGCCACCGCAGACACGCGATGCCACAGCCACAGCCAGGACGCCACGACGTGATCGCCACGACGGCCACAGTCACGACGTGAGCACGACAGGTACGGCCGTGATCGCATACAGTGGCCGTGGCTGTGGCTGTGATCGCATACAAAGGAACGTGCCCGCACGTAGCACACGACACGCCACACCGCAAGCGAACAAACATTCGAGCGAACAGACGTTCGATAGAACACATGTACTGATGTTGCACATACAACAACCACCCCCGTGGGGGAGCCTCCCCCCGGGTCAAAAAGCCGGGGCCGCTGGCTCTCTAGTGCTGACGCTGAATGCTCGCTGGAACATTTTTGGATTACCCGTTACTCACGAAGTCTTCACATATTTAGTGGTTGCAACCGTTGTTGCACCCTACATATTGTGTATAATGTTCCTTGGATTGATGTTGATGGCGGTGAAGCTAGCTTAAGCCACATCAACGTCTGACCGTCCACTCACAAGGGGAGTGTGAGGATTCTAGATGCGGTACGGTCAGCAGTCCGACCGGTCTATCCCGGGCGTGGCCTATATGGACTCGTACCTATTATTTTGGGCTGGTCTGCAATCCTGTTGGCACAGCCTTTTGGTTGCCGGGTTCGATTCCCGGGGTTTGCTCTAGGTTTCATGGGGTAGCTGCCTATGAGATCGATGGCATTGCTCGAATATCTCCGCTGGAACATGTGGGGGATAAGAGGCTCCCTGCCTTAATCAGGTGGTTGATGACCGAAGGGGAGGCACGGCCAAACGGGTGCATAGATGTTTCACGTTCCTTGCCGTTGGTGGTAAAGCCCATTCCACCATGCCGAACGTCTTTCCGACTTGGACGTTAACTAAGTCGGGTATATGGCATTGGTGCAACCGGTAGCATTACGGTCTCCAAAACCGTCGATGTTGGTTCGAGTCCAACATGCTGTGCTCAGCCTACCCACAGGTTGTGGGAAAGGTCTTCGGAGTCGTCTTGTGGCGGCTCTAGTTTTAGCTGACCCGCCTAGTCTGCGGGAACAGTCTCCTGAGTCGCTGCGGCGGCTCTTGCATTTTGGATGCTTGGCAGAGTGGCTTATTGCACCACCTCGCTAAGGTGGCAATCCGCAAGGGTTCGGGGGTTCGACTCCCTCAGCATCCGCACGCCGTGGCTGGCGGTAAAAAGCCATTGTGATGATGCCATTGGTTCCTTATGGCTCTCTGGGGGTTGAACGAGCGTCCCATGCTCCTGTTGTGGGTGGAGTGTGAGACGCTTGTTCTTTTGCTTTGGTGGCGGAATGGTAGACGCGGCGCACTCAAAATGCGCTACCTGTAGGGTGTGAGGGTTCGAATCCCTCCCGGAGCACTTGGGTTGGTTGATCTGAGAACTTTTCCTGCTGGGATGTTTCCCCTTTGGCGTGTTTTCCTGCTCAGCACCGGCCAACCCTGTTTTTGTGGAGGTCACTGTGGCGTGGTCTAGTTCCCATCGTGATGAACGGTTCAATCCTGATTGGCCGCGTGTCCGTGCGATGATTCTTGAACGGGATGGGCATAGGTGCCAGTGGCCGGTCAAGGATGATTACGGGAATGTTCGCCTGTGCGGACGGTATGGGAATGAGGTTGACCATAAGGTTCGTAATCCCGTCCATGATGATGATCGTCCTGAGAATTTGTGGGTGTTGTGTCGTTGGCATCATCAGCGGAAGACCGAGGGTGAGTCTGCTGAGGTTCGTCGTGCGAAGGGGCGGAGTCGGAGGGAGAAGCGTTGGTATTCTCACCCGGCTTTCAAGTGAATGAGTTCATGTGCGCGGTTGCCGGTTGCGCTAATCCGGTGTGTGCGAAGGGATTGTGTCGTTCGCATTACGACCGTGACCGGTATTCGGGGTCTCCGCTGAAGCCGTTGCGCCAGCGCATGTGTCCTCAATGCCATACGTGGTTTGATCCGAAGCGTTCCGACCAGTTGTTTTGTTCTGGGCGTTGCCGTGTGGCGTATAAGCGTGCTCGTGATGATGATAAGTCGTTGCCGGTGAAGCCTGAAACGACTATGTATGTGCGTCCGATTGATGTGTCCGAGCTTGAGTCCGAGCTTGTTGTTGAGTCTTTTACTGATTCTCAGGTGGTTGAGAAGTGTGGCGGCTTGTGCGCGAAATGCCATGAGCCGGTTGATGTTGGTTCGAGTGGTGCCGATGGTGCCGCTTTCGTGTGGAAGGTTCCGTTGGAGAAGTCGCATAGTGCGACTTTGGCGAATCGTCTACTGGTTCACAAGCGTTGCGAGGGTGGAACGTCCTAGCTTCGCGTATTGCCTGAAACGGGCGGATTGTGAGGCTGGCTGTGGCTGGTAATGGTCGTGGTGCGCAGAAGTCGAAGAATCCGATTCTTCGTGCGCCTGATAGTCCGATGGGTTTGGAGTTTCCTGCTGTTCGCCCTGATGGGCAGGAGTGGCTTGAACGGACGAAGAAGTGGTATGAGTCGCTTCGTGTCAGTCCGTTGGCTCAGCGTATGGGTGTTGAGGCCGACTGGTACGCGGTTCAGGATTTGGCGTTGTTGAAGGATGATTTCTGGCGTCCGAAGACTAAGGGCCGTTGGATGTTGGCTTCTGAGATTCGTCAGCGTGAGGCCACGTTGGGCATTACACCCGAGGCTCGGGTGCGGTTGAAGTTCGATGCTCCGCAGCCTGACGATATGAAGGCTTCCGCGTATGAGGGCGATACTGAGGGTGCTCGTAACGTTCAACGGAACAGGCAGCGTGCTTCCGCATTGGGTTTGCGTGTCATTGATGGTGGTGCCTGATGCATACGCGCATTCCCGAATTGCATGGCGAGGATTTGACTCGTTCGATGGGAATGTTCGCGGTCTGGTGGATTGAGACTTTCTTCCGTGTAGGTCGTGGTGGCGGCGTTGGCCTTCCTGAGACGTTCGACATGGACGAGTACGTGTTCATGCTTCACGCCTATGCGTTGACCGAGTGGGGTACCCGCCGGTTCAATCGTGTGTTCTATTCGCGTGCGAAGGGTAAGAACAAGTCCGGTAAGGCCGCTGGCATTTGCGCGTTCGAGGGTTTGGCTCCTTGCAGGTTCGACCATTGGGCGGAAGAAGGGGAGACTTACGAGTTTCTGGGCGAGGTCTACCCGTATGCGAAGGGTGAGCCTGTCGGACGTATGGTGCAGATGCCGCAGATTCTCTGCTTGGCTACCGCCGAAGGTCAGACTGGTAACATTTTCGATTCGATTTACTACAACTGCGATCAAGGCCCTTTAAGCCAGTTGAAGGGTGTCGGCCTTGATGTTGGTCGTACCCGTATCGGCTTGCCGGAAGGTGGGGAGATTGTTCCCACCACGAGTGGTGCCGCGTCCAAGGATGGCGGTTTGGAAACGTTCGCCGCCTGCGATGAAACCCACTTGTACAACACGAACAAGCTTCGCAACATGTACAAGACCGTTCAACGTAACCTCGGCAAACGTAAAGGTGATGCAGACCCGTGGATTCTTGAAACGTCCACCATGTACAAGCCTGGCGAAGAGTCCATCGCTGAAACATCGTACAAGTATGCGTGGGATACCGCTTCGGGCAAAATCAAGCATCGTAGCGGCATCTACTTCGACCATGTGTACGCGAACATCGACTTGGATGATTTCGCTGACGAGAAGAAGGTTCTCCGCGCCTTGCAGATCGCGTATGGTGCGAGTGCGAAGAGTTCGGACGGTAAGGATCATCTGATATTGCCCGATGGTCGTATGACCGTGTTGAACGCCGATGGTGTTGACCCCGAGGGTCACACGTATTGGGATGGTGAGCTTGGCCCGTCGAAGGATGGGTGGATTGACCTGAATGGTCAGATGGATCAGATTTACCAGCCTGATTCAGACCCTGCGGATTCGATGCGCTACTATTTCAACACTTTGTCGAGCGTGCATGATGCTTGGCTTACGGAGTCCGACATTCAATCCCACATGCTGTATCGGGATGAAATGCATACCGCGTTCAATTCGATTCGTTTGGATGGCGCGTGGCAACGGTTCGTGACGAAACGTGAGCCTATCACGTTGGGGTTCGATGGTTCCGTGTCGGATGATTCGACGGCGCTTGTGGGTTGCCGCGTGTCCGATGGCATGTTGTTCCTTATCAAGTTGGAGTCCGCTCCTGACGGGCCTGAGAAGGCCACTTGGCGTGTGAATCGTGATGCGTTCGACGGTATGGCCCGTTGGATGATGGACAACTACAATGTGGTCGGCTTCTTCGCTGATGTCGCGTATTTCGAGCAGATGATTGGCGGTTGGGAGAAGGATTACGGGAAGAAGTTGAAGGTCGGGCCGCGTAAGAGCGGTGACAAGATCAAGTTCTGGACTAACAACTGGTATAAGGACATGCAGGTTGCGTTGGATAATGCGCATACCGCGTTCCGTTACCCGTATACGGAGCCTGACCGTAAGTCTAAGCCGGTCAAGGATGATATAGCGTTGCTTGCTGATCCGCGGTTGGTGAATCATTTCCGTAATGCTCGTAGGCGTGAGACTCGTACCGGGTATGCGATTTATAAGGAGTCTCCTAATTCGCCGGACAAGATTGATGCGTGCATGGCTGGCCTGTTGGCTTATACGGCTCGTGGAAAGTATTTGGAGTTGGCTGAGGTTAAACGCCGTTCCGCTCCGATGAGAATCTACTAGGTGGTGATTTCGAGTGTCTGACTCGTTGATGATTAAGAACGCTTCCGATGATGACGATGATGCTTACGTCATTACCAATCTGGCGCGGGAGTGGGGTGCTCGTCTGCCGTATCTTGCCGAATTGAAACTGTTCAAGGATGGCAGGGAGATGGTGGATGCGAACAGTGTGCCTCAAGGCACTGATCCGAACGCTGCCCCAGTGTACAAGCTGATGCGCCAGTTGGGTGTCGTGAATCTCGCCCGTCGTATCAGTGAGAGCGTGACCGACCGTCAGCAGCCTAATGGTTTCCGTAAGGTCGAGGATTCCTCGTTGAAGGACACTGATGCCGATAGGATGGCGAAACAATGCGGCCTGAATTTTATTCTTCGTCGCAATATGCTGCCAGACAAAGGCGATTACGGATGCTCGTTTGGCTTGGTTTCCAATGCTGGACGTGGAAGATTCATCACGCCTCTCAGCCCTTGGGAATGCTGGATGGATGTTGGTGAGACTGCTGCTATTCAATACACGTATCTGGACCGCGAGAACAAGGAAGTCATTCGATTGTATCGTCTTGTTGTTGATGACAGCAAGACCACGACGAAAGTGTATTCCAAGACGGCACAACGTGAACATGATCGTTCCGTTGTTGATCCTAACGATGTTTCGTCGGTTGCTAAGTTCGCGTCTGATGCGAAAGCTTGGGAGCCTGGTAGCGATTGGGAGTGGGCTGAGGATTCACAAGCATCTGATTTCTCTTATGCGGAGGGATGCGATTCGCTCCCTATCGTACGTTTGAGCACGGTTGACGGGCAGGGATTGTTCGAGCCGTATCTGCCGATGCTGAAACGTATCGACCGTGAAACGTTCGACCGTTTGTGCATCACGATGATGCAAGCATTCCGACAGCGTGCCATCAAGGGCACCGTTCCAACCACGTACACCGAAGAGGATCAGGAAGTCATCGACGGCGACAAGCAGGCTGGTGATCCTATTGATTTGGCATCCACGTTCGCGGTTGGCCCTGCGGCGTTGTGGAAGCTTCCTGATGGTGTTGATATTTGGGAGTCTCAGACCACTGATACCGGTTCTTTGCAGAACAACATCATGGCCGATGTGAAGCAGTTGGCTTCCGCAGCTGGCATTCCGTTGGATATTCTTTCGCCTGATGTGCAGGGTTCCGCCAATGGTGCTGAGTTGAAGCGCGAGACGTTGAAGTTCAAAGTGCAGACGATGAACGAGTTGGATTCTGAGCCTATCGTGCGTATGGTGCGTATGGCTCTGGCCGCGTCTAAAACCGCGAATGCTTCGGCGTCCGAGTTTGAAATGGTGTGGAAGCCGATGGACACGACCAGCTCGCTGGAACAGGCCCAGGCTTGCCAACTGTTGTATCAGAGCGGCCTGCTGGCGCGTAGGACGATTCTTACGCACAAGATGGGCTTCACCGCTCAGGATGTTGCCGAGGATGATATGAACCGTCTTGCAGACCAATTCAACATTTCCGGCCAGTCCAATAAGAGTGATGCGAAGCCTGTCGCGGCAGTGGAACCGGCAACCGGTTGGGATGATGAAACCCGGTCGGCTGTTGACGGTTTGCCGAACGTAGAGGGTGAGCTTATCGATGAAGGCGAGTTCGAGTCCTGATGGCTGGTAAATCGCTTGAGACGTTGGCTGACACGCTTGAGAAGGCTCGCGCAATGCTGGTGAACCAGTATGTGAGACAAGCGCACATGATGTGGAATGCGTTGACTCCCGCCGACTGGTGGAACGATGGCATGACGTATGCCGTCGCCGCCCGTATGGCCTTGTTGGAGATGGCGTTGATTCAGCAGGTGCGCCGTTTGGGTGTCTCCTATGCGAATGAGACGTTGAGGCTTGTGGGCGTTAGTCCGAAGGGTGACGTTCCCGGTCTGGTGTTTCCGCGTGACAATACTGATCCGTGGCTTGTGGCGCAACGTCCTGCTGACACATATCGGAGTCTTGCTGTGAAAACTCCCCAGATTCGTCCGAAGGAGTGGCCCAGTAAGACTGATGAAATATTCAAAGAGGTCGATAAGTGGTTGGAACAGGCGTTCAACCGTTTGCAGACCACTGTTGACGAGGATGTTTCGAGGGCGCAGACGAGCGCCACGCTTGAGCGGTACAAGGGTAGCAAGGTGTTGGAGTATCGCAGGGTGTTGCATCCTGAACTGTCAAAGACCGGTTCCTGCGGCTTGTGTGTGGTTGCCGCTGACCGTTGGTATTCCACGTCGAATCTGATGCCGTTGCACGCGAACTGTCATTGTGGTGTGGCTCCTGCCGGTAGTGATTATGATCCGGGTTTCCAGTTGAATCAGAAGGATTTGAAACGCCTGTACGACGAGGCTGGTGGAACTAGTTCTTCGGCGTTGAAGCAGGTGAAGGTCAAGACGATAACTCATGGAGAGCTTGGCCCAGTGCTTCTCGCTGAGGATGCTGAGGATACGCCTGATCCGGTTCCGTCGAAGGATTCGGACGCTTGGCATACGCCTGACCGTCAGTCCACGTTGGCTCAATGCCGTCGCATGGAGAATCGGGCAATCGAGTTCAACCGTCGTTACAAGGAAGTGCAGAAGGCCGGTAAGCCGGTGACTTTCCGCTATGAGGGCCGGACGTTCACGTTCAAGCCTTCCAAGAATTTGAAACAGGCTATGGCATGGCAGAAGACCATGCTCAACCAGATGCGGTCGATGCTTGGCGAAGCCGCATAACACTATTGAAAGGATTCAAGCCTAATGGCTGATGAAAATACCAATACCGCTGAAACGGCGGCATCTACGAATGCGCCTGAAACGGGCGTGACCGCGCAGCCGAAGGACACTGCCACTTCTCCTGTAGCCGCTAATACGGTGGCTCAAAAGAATGGTGCGGATGACCTTTCCGAGAAGTTGGGCATGTGGAAGCATCAGGCTCGTGAGAACGAGCAGAAGATGTATGAGAATCGTGATCGTGCCAATGCCGCCGAAGCGAAGCTTGCCGACACTGAGGGCGCTCTTGCCAAGGCGAACGTGCAGATAGCCCGTTTGAAGGCGCAGAAACTGCATCCAGAGATTACCGACGAGGCTTTCGACACTTTGTGTGGGGAGACTGAGCCGGAAAAGATTTCCGAATGGGCTGACGCTTTTGTGAAGTTCATGCCGAGCAAGACTGAAACGGTTGAAGCGGGGCAGAAAAAGAATGATGGGAATGCTCCATGTGAGCCATCGCCGGAGTTGGCGAAGGAGTTGCAGAGCAGAAACATGCATGTGTGCAAGCCGCAGTCAAGCGTTTCCGACGCTTACAACTACGGCGTGAAGCATTCCGAAATCAAGAAATAGTTTTATAAGGAGATAAATATGGCCAATCAGATGGTTCATACTGTCGCCAAGACCGCTCCGAAGGATGACCAGTCTTGGCTTATCAATCGTATCACCGATGGTGTGCGTGAAGCGCAGCTTGACTTGGCTACGTTCACCAAGGATAAGTCGCATGAGAACGATTACTTCGCGTCCATTACCGACGATGATTACGAGGCTTGGACTAAATCCGGTATTCCGCTGGCTCAGATTACTGGAACCAATAACTATGGCCCGTACGATCCGAACGCTTCCGATGGCCGTAATGGCACGATCATCGGCTTCTTGGAGTCTCAGGTGCATGTGCAGTTCACTCGTACCGGTTTCGAGGATCAGTATCCGACTGTCGGCGTCCGCTATATGGGTGTTATCGATAAGAAGAATCTGCCGTACACCGTTGATTTCAGCAATGCGAAGTTGGAGGGATTGTTCCTTGATTATGACAAGGGCGCCGCAGCTCCGCATGTGACCGTGTTGAATCCGGCAACTGCCGCCGCATCCGCAAGTGACACCAGCCATACTGCCTGAGTTTAGTTTCTACCCGTTTGAAACCCGCCCATCATGGCGGGTTTTCGCATATTAGGAAGGTTTTTCAATGAGTCTGTTGAATAAGGACATCATTACTCCCGACGAGGCTTCCGCCATCGTGCTGGGAGCCTATCAGACAACTACGGCAGCTTTGCCGTTCGCTTCCATCCTGCCGGACCAGTTCACCGGCTTGTCTGTCGAGTGGACTCCGAATCAGGATGATCCTGAGGTTGATGAGATGAAGTTCTCCACTTGGGATGCTGAGGCACCGTATGGTCGTACTGTTGGCGGTGAGAAGCTGTCCTACACTTCCATGCTGCCGTTGCGTAAGCGTATGCGCGTGTCCGAAAAGGACATCGCAAATGGCAACATTTCCATGACCAACGGAGATTTGAAGACCACTCTGAGCGATTATTTCGTTCAGTTGGGCAAGGAATTGGCCTACCGTCTGGAGAAGGCGCGTGTGGCCGTCGCCGTTGACGCGAAGCTCGGCATCACAGAATCCAATGAGGATGCAGCTTGGGATTATGCACGTGATTCTGCACTATCCACTTCTTTGACAACTACGAAGACTTGGGACAAGACTGGTGATCCGGTCAAGGATTTGCGTACATGGTCCGACCTTATCGACGATAAGAAGGGTGCGCGTCCTACCATCATGGTCACCACCCGTAAGGTTGTGAACGCTTTGACGTCCAACGCGGCCATCATCAACTACTTGTTCCGCGGTCAGGGTTCCACCCTTCCGGCTCTTGTTTCCGAGAATGATGTGAAGAGCGTTTTGAGCCTGTACACCGGCATTCAGGATATTTACGTTGTTGACGAAAGGTATCGTGATTTCGCTCGCCAGTCCAAGATTACTCTTCCGGGTGGCGTCAAGAGCTTCTTCCCTGAGAACACCATCCTGCTGATTCCGGCTTTCGGTGACGTGAACATGGGTTACACCGCGTTGGGGCCGACCGCTGAAGCTCAGACTCCTGCATATGGCATCAGCCGTGAGAAGAACGCTGGCCCTATCGGAGCCGTGCTGAATACTCCGTCTTCGACTCCGGGATACGAGGCTTACGTGAACGGTACTGCATTGCCGGTTCTTGTTCAGTCCAACAGCACTTTGAAGGCCACTGTACTGACCGCATGATGTAGGAGGCGCGTATGAGCACGGCAATCATCGACAACATCGACTGGTTGAAGTATATGCGCGTCTACGGTTCCGCCGACGCGGATTCATTTGAAGAGCATTTCGACACTGATTGGATTTCCGCTCAATGCCGCAAGGCCGCTCTCATCTGTTTGAGCGAATGCCCGATTGTCCGGACACGCTTGAAGAAAGGGCGTCTCTCTGAAAGTGATTTCGCGTCGGTCGTATGCGAAATGGTGTTACGCGTAGTACGTTTCAACCGGTTCAAAACCGAAGCGAACGGTTCTTACTCGTACACGGAGCATGATCCGCAGCAGAATCAGCCTGGCTATGATCCAAGTCCCCGGCTGTTCTTGTCGAAAGCTGAGAAATCGATTCTGAATGGTTTCGCTGAATCCGCTGGCACGATGTCACACATCAGTCTTGGTTTCGACCCCGGTTATGGAGGTTGATGATGGCGTTTCTGTTTGACGATGATACGAATGAACGCCATTACCTCTACGAGGATGACCAAACCCATTACGGTGGTCAGAAACAGCTGTTCGACACGGATTATGTCGTTGTGATTCCTCGCAAGCATGTTCAGGACGCGCACGGCGGCCAGTATGTGCAGACTGGCGATCCGGTGAAGGTCATCTGCTGTGTTGAGGGTCGTGCGCAGCAGGCTGGCATGTTCTCTATTTCTGGAGCTGAGGATAAGACGCCATCTTCGGATAACCCCGGCGGTTTGGAAGAGGTCACTCCTTTGCAGATTATTGCGAGGGAATGGCCCGGCGACATTTATTCCCGGATCTGGTATAAGGGCGATTATTACGATGCTGACGGCGCTCCTACGTGGCGTGGGAGTGGTTCTCGTTTCTCCCGGCATTGGGAGGTTCGTGCACGTCGTGTTGTTATTGGCGATTATCTTGATGGCGGCATTTCCGAGCCTGAATGGGTGAAGGAGGTGGGTGGCGTTGGGAAGGGTCACGATTCGGCGTAGCGTCGCTACCGATATTGCGAAGATGTATGGGCCGGAACTTACACGCCGCGCCGCCGTGCATAGCGTGTCTGCCGTCCGCGCGAAGGCGAATGAGGCCGCTACGCATTCAAGTGTTGCGGATAGGATCGAGGTTTCCGTTCGCAAAGTCGGCTGGCATCATCAGATTGTCATGTCCGTCATGGGCCGTGATGGCACGCAGGTCGCTCCGCATTTGGAGTTCGGCTATTTCAACCGGTGGCTTGAACACAAGTATGGGCCTCGTGATCCGAGAGCGCGTATTCCGGGTAAACATATCATGTTTGATTCGTTGAGTCGGGTGAGATTGTGACGGACAACATTTTTCAGCGTCTTGCCATTGACGTTCGTGAGTCAATCGATGCGGAACAGTTGGTTTATGAATTGTTGAATCGGGCGTATCCGTGCGAGGAGTGGCCTGATGTGAAGGTTTGCAGCGAGCTTGACTTGCCTTTGAACGCTTACGGTGAACGTGGACAGGTTCTTCTCTATTATGTTTCCGCTCCCGAACAGTTTGACCGTGGATTGTGGCGTTTCGGCGTGACGTTCACGGTTTTGGCCGCTGACTGTAACAATCCTCACGGTTTTGCACGTCACTTGTATAAGACGGTGCAGGGTTGGCCGTTCGAGGAGTCCACGACAGCTGGAACGGTTGGCACCGTGTCTGTGACGGCGCAGAAGAGGCAGTCTGATTCGAAAGAGAATCAAGGCAAGAACGTCAAGGAGTATGGGCTGTCGGCTGTTGTGACTGCCCGCGATTCGTTCAAGGCTTGACCGGTATCGGTCGGGCCTTTTCTTTTATCAATTTCAAGTAGAAAGGCACCATTATGGCTATTAATGCCGATGGTCTGATTCAGGCGTCTCGCGGTACGTTGTTCACGGCTCCCGCGAAGACCGCTCTTCCAACCAAAGTTTCCTCGTTCTTGTTGAACAGTGGCACTGTTGCCGCCGCTGGCAGCGGTTCCGTCGTGAATTGGGAGAATATCGGCCATACCTCCAACAACAACAAGATCAGCTTCAGCAAGGATGGCGGGGACACCACCACGAAGGACACGTGGCTTGTCGCCGGTGCGAAGAGTTCTACCGAGGCCCCGACCATCACCGTGTCCGGCGCGTCCGTGCAGGGTGATTCGGCCACCATCACGAAGGTCACTGGCGGCTGGGCCGGCGACCAGGGCGGCATCGTCGTGCCGTTGCAGCCCGTGGTGCAGCATCTGGCGTTGTTCGTTCTCGCCTACGATGATTCCGACAAGCTGAGCTTCGGATTGTATCTGCCGGAGACCGATTTCACGTTCGATAACGTCAGCCTCGCCGATGAGGATTTCGCGGAGTTCAGCTTCAACGCCGTCGTGAAATCCACTAGCGTGCTGAGGGCCGGTGCCAATGGTGAGGTTGGCGCGTACCAGATTTTCGCCCCGGAGACGTTCGTGTCAAAATAACCAGCCCGGATTCCAGCGGTAAGAATCCGGGCAATTCCTCCCAGACCGTATCGGGTTTGACCTCGAAGGACTGAGATTTCCCATTGCCCCCGCATGTACCCATCCGTGCGGGGGCAATCCTTTCCAACGATTGGCAGATGGGTTTTTTGATGGGGATTACAGATTATGGCTTCCAAAACTGATAAGAACACCGTTAAGACCGTTCCGGAGATTCCTGACACGCTGGCTGAGTTCGTCGAACAGCACGAGGAACTGGCCGGATGCCCTGAGTTCGTTCCGGCTCATGAGTTCTCCGTGGCGCAGACATGCGATTTCATGGTCGTTGATGCCGTGGCGTCCGACAGTTACGGCGTGTTCCGCAAGAAGACTTCCGATGATGTCGATTCAAGTCTGGCTATAGCCAGGATGGTGGCTGCCAGCGATAGTTTCTTCGAGAAGATCGCCAAGGATGTTGACGCCTACCACAAGTGGGTCACTGGCAGGACTCCGACTGTTCTGGTGCAGGTGTTCACGCTGCTTAACGCATTTTATGGTGCGTCCTTGGGAAAATCCGAAGCGTCAAGGACGCCTACCGGAAATGCAAGGTAGAGCTTACGTGTGATTTCCGTAGGTTCTACAATCTGAATCTTCCCGCCGCCATGCATGAGTATGACGGCGGTTTTCTTTTGACCCTTATCGGCGGGCTTGCCGGCTATGACGAGTCGTTGTATCGGGAATGGTTGCTGAACCATCCTGATGAGCGTGCCCGCGCCGAGTCCGAGAGTGATTCCGGTTTGAGTTTTCACGGGTTCACTCAGGATACGAGTCTGCTGTTGGGTATTTACAATCAGGTCGGCTTGCTGGTTTCCGGCACATTGCAGTTCAAGGATGGCAAGCACCCTGAGTTCAAACCGATTATGCCCCCTCACTCCGCCGATGGCGTTGATAGGCGTGTTTCCGCCAACTTCGAGTCGATGAAGGCGTTTCTGGGCATGTGATTGAAAAAACAGGGGTTCTTATGGTGGAGTATCTCGCCGGTTCCGTTGGAATTGATATTTATCCGAACACCAAGTGTTTCGGCGAAGAACTCCGCCGTAAGCTCGCCCGGTACGCCGATGACGATTTCGATGTTCGTGTGACGCCTGACGTTGACATGTCTCGTTGGCGTGCGGCGAAAAGGCGTATCGAGGATGATGGCATCGTCCAGAATGTTGAGATTCGTGGCGATGACTCCGATCTGAAACGTGTTCTTCGGGACATTGATAAACGTAAAGTATCCCCGAAAGTCGAGCTGACCGACGCTTTGCGTGATCTGCGAACGATGCGCAAGCAAGTTCAGTCTTCCGACAAGGCTGTTTCCGCGATGAACAAGCGTATCGCCAATGGTGGCGATGCTTGGCGCAAGGTCACGCTGAAAAGCAAATCGTATCAGGATGCGGTGAAACGCAACACGCGATTGACCACGGCATACGCGAACAAGCAGATCGACGTTTTGGATAACGTCAAGAAGCACATCCGCAGTATGCAGGATGCGATCGAGAAGGTCAAGCCTCTGGGCAGTTCCAACAATGTCTCGATGGCTCGCGCCAACCGTCTCGTCGAACAGCTCGACAATGCGATGCAGCAGTTGAAGCATGACAGCAAGGCGAACATCCGTGTTGACGTCAACGATGTTTCCGAGGTCGTCAACGTTCTCGAGAACGTGTCCAAGCGTCTGAAGCAGGTCGATGGGATGGACGCCCATGCGAAGGTCTATCTCGACGGCGCGAAAAGCATGGAACGCGAACTTGAAGCGTTGAAGCGGAAATTCCGCAGTCTTCCGAACGACATCGAGACCGACTACCGGTCAGCCATCGACAAGCTGAATCTTGCTGCGTTCCATGCCGGCAAGGACAAGAACTACCACTATGAGGTCAATCTTGATTTGGATGTGACCCGTGCGCGTGAGAAGGCCAAGAAGCTTCAAGAAGATTATAAGAAGCTTGAAATGGACATCGACCTTAAAACGGCTGGTGCCCGTACTCATCTTGCCATGCTCACCCGTCCTCGTTCCGTCGAGATTTACGCGAAACTCCATGCCACTGATTTCGGCAAAATGCTGGATGGTATGACGTATGGCGCGACTGGTCTTCGCGCCGTCAACAACCAATTCCAGAAATTCGTGAATTTCATGGATTCGCTGGATGAGAAGGTTCCATTCTTCTCCGCATTGGGTACCGTGTTCGCCGGTGTTTCCGCTGGCGCTATCAACATGTCCCGTAGCGTGCTCGGCGTCGGCTCTTCGATTGTTTCCATGTCGAAGGCCGCATTGGCCGCTCCTGCCGCTCTCGTCGGATTGGGCGCCGCCTATGCGTCCGTGAAGATGATTTGGGGCGAAAAGGGCGCCACTTGGAGCGAGCAGATCGACATTGCATCCACGAAGCTGGGCAAGCTGTCCGACAGCGTGGTTAACGCGTTCTACGGTCAGGCCCGTCCGGCCATCCGTGGATTGGCTGATTCCATTGCCGACACGTTGATTCCCCAAATGTCAACTCTTGCCGACCATGAGGGACGAATCGTCGTCGGCATGACCAAGATGGTCAAGGAAGCCGATAAGACAAGCGTCGTATCCAGCATTTTCAACGATGTGAATAAGTCGTTGACTTATTTGGAACCGGGTGTTGAGAGCCTTGTCAAGGCTTTCCTGAATCTTGGCGATTCAACTAGCCAGTATCTCCCTCGTGCCACACGGTATGTGAGTGAGCTTGCGGATCAGTTCGCACGTTGGGTCGATAACGCACGCGCGTCCGGTGAGATTGAGAAGTCGATGCAGCGTGTCATTGAACAGGCTGGATATTTGAAGAACTCCGTGAAAGCGCTCATGGGTATTGCTTCCGGCTTGTATTCCGCTTTGGCTGAGGACCAGAATGGCATCCAAAGCTTCTCCAAGGAGTTGCAGAAGGCGGATAAGGCTGTCAATTCGGCAAAGTTCCAAGACACGTTGAAGTCGTGGGCCGTTGGCGCTAAAGTGGCGCAGTCCGCGATGCGTGATTCATTCTCCGAGATTGGTGACGCTGGCTATTCTCTGCGGCATACCGTGGGAAATGTTTTCGGTGATGCCGGTAGGACGATTGCTTCGTTCACGAAGAATGTGAGCCGCCTGTTGAAGAACAGTAGCGGTGGTATTTCCGATTTTTCGTCTGGCGTTTCCAACGGATTTCAGAAGGTGTTCAACGCTGTTGGCGATGTGAGTCCGATGTTCAGCCAGCTGCTTTCGACTGTCGGGCAACTGTCTAAGACGTTCGGCGGCACATTGGCTGCTTCTCTTCGTGCTTCTGCTCCGCTGATTCAGGCTATCGCTACCGCCGCCGAGGCTGTGGCTAAGGCTTTCAGCGCGTTGCCGGAACCGATTCAGGCCGCGTTGGGCGTGTTCGCCACGTTCGGCAAGGCCGGCAAGACCGCTTTGGACACGGTGAAGCTTGCCGTGGTTGAGAACACGATGAAGTCGCTGCAATGGCAGAAGGCTTTGATGGAGTTGGGCGTGACTTCCGCCGGTACTGGTGTGACGTTGAAGAATGTCGCTCAGGGGTGGGTGGCGTCTAATCCCGCTGTTTCTAAGTTCGTGTCGAATGTCGGCTCTGCTGAGGGCGCGATGGGCAAGGTGAAGGCCGTGGCGTCTGGTTTGGGTGGGATGCTTGCGTCTACGCTTTCCAATCCGGTGACTTGGGGTGTGGCTGCCATTACGGCAGCAATCGCAGCGTATTCCGATTACAATGCGAAAGCCCAGGCGACTGAGCGTGCTTCCGAGAATATTGCGACAGCGTTGGGTAAGATTCCTGATTCGGCCGCCGAAGCTTCCGGCGCGTTATCCAATGTCGCTTCCGCGATTCAGGATGCGTTCAAGGACGGTAATTATGCTGAGACTGGTTGGAGCTGGTTGGATGATTGGACAACTGGATTCAAGAATACTGCCGAAGCCGCCGACAAGCTTGGTGTTTCGACCACTGACCTGAGCAAGGCTGCGAGCGGCAGTACGAAGGCTTACAACTCGATGATGAATCAGTTGAAGGCCACATATGATGCTCACAGCACTTATTCGGCTACCGCGACGCAGAATTACGGCAATGAAGCTGGTGCAGCCAAGAAGCTTATAGCAGTAATGGAGAAGGCACGTCAGCAGTACATCGATAATGCGGAAGCGACTTCCGTCGCGAATGGTCATGCTGCCGGCTATGCGAAGAGTTTGATCGAGATGGGTGAGGATTCCGATTCGGTTTCCATTGCCATTGCGACTCAATCTCAACGTCAGCAGATGTTGAACAGTGCCGCGCAGAAGTACAACGACATTGTCAATAATCAGCGTACCGCGCAGCAGAACGCTTTGAGTGTCGCAACGGAATATGGTCAGATTTACAACGGTTTGGGTGATTCCATCCAACGCATCAAGGAATTGGGCGTACAGAACGTTTGGGACAGTGCCGCGGACTCGTTCAATAACATGACCGAGGCTGGACAGTTGGCTCAGACCAGCTTGCAGAATCTCGCTACGACAGGCCATGATTGGCTTGAACAGTTGGTTGCTTCCGGCGCGTCAACCGATGAGGTGAATGCGAAACAGCAGGAATTGTCAACACAGTTCTACGAGACGGCGAAGGCGATGGGCGTCCCGGAGTCGGAGATTCAGAAACTGCAACAACTGTATGGGTTGACTCCTGAAGAGGTCAAGACATTGTTCAAGACCGAAACGGAACAGTCGAAGCAGAATCTGACATCCTACTTGTCTGATTTGCGGGCATTGTTCCCCGGCGAGGGCAATACGGCCATCTTCACCACGGTCCTTGACGGCATCAACAGCGGAGCATTGTCCAGCGCGGATGAGGTTCAATCAACCGTGAACAATCTCATGAACAATGCGAGCACAGACGGTTCAGGCAAATACACCATCGTGTTGGACGCAGACGGCAATCAGGCCGTTGTCGCTACCGATGAGGTCAGGAAACATGTCGACCTGTTCAAGAAAGGCACGGATGGCAATGGCTATACGACCAATCTGAAGGCTTCCGATCTTGCTTCGATGACCATTGACTATTTGAAAGGCGACGCCAACGCCTACGGTTCGTTGAGACCCACCGCGTCACTCGGCGCGAGGGACAACACCCAGCCGGCGAAACGCAGTGCTGAACGCACCGCGAACCAGTGGAATGGAAGCACGTATAACGCACAGTTCGGTGGAAATATTTCCGGTAGTTTCTGGGGAATGCTCGGCACTTTGTGGGCCGAGGGCAGAAGTTGGGCGAGCAGGACGTTCAACGCTATTTTCGGAACCAAGAGAGGACGTGCCACAGGCGGTGAGGTCGAGGGCGATAATGTGACCCGCACCGGCAGGATCGTCGGACGCGGAACGAACACGAGCGATTCCATCGCTTTGAACGATTCCACCGACGTGTCCACCGGTGAATATGTTGTGCGTGCCGCCGCAGTGCATAGCATGGAAGCCCTGTACGGCAAGGGAGTGATGAGCGCCATCAATGCGAGTGGCGACATCCCAAGCCAGTATTTGAAGAACGCGCGTCGTATGACTCGTGTTTCGATGCCTTCCATGGTTTCTGACTATTCGGCAGGTTCTTCCGATGATGTCAAGTTTGAAAGCGGCCCTACATACAACATCACGCAGAACTTCCAATATCCGACCATCACACCAATCTCGGTTCAGACGAATCAGAAGTTGGACAAGGCTGCGATGATCGGCATGTGAGAGGGGAGTATCGTGGCTTTTTCCACGTGTTTCTACAAGTTGAATAATGTTCCTCTTGATTCGGAGAACTGCATCGTCACTGTTGGCTCGACATTGTTGAGCGCCATCAGTGTTGACCGTACCGTTTCGACAGTTCCGCAACGGCATGGTTCTATCCCTTCCGGCATGACGCCTAGGTTTTCGGAACGTCAATTGTCGTTGCAGGTATGCGCTTGGGAGCCTGACGTGCTTGGTGAATCATCCAGGCTGATGCGGTTGTGCACGATGCCGAATCTTGTCATGAGTCGGATTATCGATGGTGTCGAGCAGCGTACCCGTGTCGAGTTGACCTCTTTGAGTCCTGATGATTCAAAGAGTCATCCGAACAGGTTTGTTCCGTTCACTGCCGTGTTCGCCATGCCTGACGTGTGGTGGCGTTCCGTCACGCATGAGACCGTCTCACTGCCTTTGAACGGTGGGAAGGTCATGTCCGGCGGTTCGGTGATGCCGTCCGCCGGATACTACACGTTCTGGCAGGGCGTTCCGAACGCTAGTCCGAGTGTGCTTTCCACTCAACTTCCGTATAGTTGCGGTGACGCTCCCATAACAGACATGGTGTTTCGTTTCCCGAAAGGTGTGACGGGCATAACGGTGAAGGATACGGTATCCGGTACCGGTATCACATGGTCTGGCACGCGCGTGGATGCTCGGCCTTACTTGTATTTGGATGCGGGATCGTTGACTGCATGGAGTTCCGATAGTGATTCCGCATGGTCTGGCGGTTCTCAGAACGAGACAGTTGGATTGGATTATCTGCCTTCCGGTAGGTTGCAAGTCAATCCTGATGTTTCTGGTGACTACAGGATTGCAGTTAAGGCCACTGGTTCCGGGAATGTGGCGTGCAGGTTTAAGAGAAGCTGGTGGTGATTTCCACTGGCTTCTTTCTTTTTAAGTTGAGGGATGCTTATGGGTAAGACTCTAAAATCTCGTCTTGTCGCATATCAGGCCAATGGAAGCAAGCTTGGATTGCTGCCTGAGCCGACTTCCTATACTGTGTCGTTCACTCATGATGCTGTAGGTGCTTTGACCGTCAGCTATTCGCGTAAAGCTTTGCGTGGTGAGATTCTTGACCGGCGTCTTGAAACCGGCTTGGAAATCGCCGTGGAAGTGTCTGATGGTGGACGCTGGATTGAACCGTATAATGGCCGGTTCGTCATCGCCTCACGTTCAAGGAACGCTTTGGACGTGTCCGACACGGTGTCGTTGACCGGCGTTTCCTACGGGTGGCTGTTGAAGAAGGCTTTGAATCTGGACACGTCCAGATTGGAGACCAGCGGAGACGAGAAAGGCACCCGTAAATTCGCGAACGCGAACGCTGGCACGATCATGCGCACGTTCATGGATGAGAATTGGAATCGTGGCGGCGTGAAAGTTGATTGCAGCCGGTTCACTTCCGGTGCCGATTCCGCTGGCAAACAGTGGGGCTACATGCTGCCGAGCATATATTACGATCTTGGCATTTCCATACAGGACGTGTTGGATTCGCTGGTGAACAACGGCTTATGCGATTGGCGTACCGATGCCCGTCAACTGCTGTTATGGAACGCCGATAGCGTCGCCGTCTGCCGTGACTTGTCCAAATCGTGTGTGGTGACGCTTGCTCAGGATGTGTCGGAGGCTCCCGATGACGAGAGTATCGACGGGTTGGCTTCCTCGATCCTTGTACGTGGCGACAATATTAATTTCCGGCAGGATAATCCGAACGCCCCGAAGCCTTGGGGCGGTTGGGAATTGTATTCAAGCCAACAGGGTGTGAACAAGAAGGAGACCGCCGAACATCTCATCAAACCGACGTTGGCTAACGCGGCTAGGGTTCGCGGACAGTACACGCGATCCGTGAACGTTGTCGAAGCGTCTTGTCTGCCGCTCATCGATTACACGATAGGCGATTGGATTACCGCGCCTACAGTGGCGAACCGTGAGAAGGTCCGTGTCCAACAGGTCACTTTGCAACTCGACTCGACTGGGTTCAAGGCTTCACTGATTCTGAACGACAAGAATTATGATTCCTCGGTTCGTTTGACGAAGCGTATGAATGGTATTACCGGGGGTGCTCATCTTGGTGGGGCGTCCGGTGCGATTCCGGCTCCTGAAAAGGACCATCGCGTGCCGAAGGCTCCGCAGAATCTGTCGGCCAATTCCGACGCTTATATCAATGTGAACGGGTATGCGCGTGGCATGGTTACGGCCCGTTGGGATGATGTGACGTTGGCGACTGATGGCACTGCCATGGACATCACGTCGTATGCGGTCGAATATCGTGTGAACAAGACTGGGTATGAGTGGCATTCCGCTGGCACGACCACTGAGCATACGTTATCTTGGTCGAATCTGGATTGCGGTGTTCAGATTCTTATCAGAGTGCGTGCCGTTCCATCGTATTCCGATCAGATGGGCGAATGGTCCAGTGTGTTCGCGTTGACTGTCGCCAAGGATACGACGCCGCCTCCGGTCCCATCCAAGCCGATTCTTTCTTCCGAGTTGGGCGTGGTTTCGGTTGCTTGGGATGGGAAGACCGCTGATGGTGGTTCCATGCCTATCGATTGGGATAGGAATATTCTCGGCGAACGTTTGGCTGATGGTGTTTTCAAGGAGATCGCGGCCGTCGCGACCGGTATCGGCGATTATGTGATTACTGGTTTGACGGCTGGCTCTTCGCACACATATGCGTTCCGTGCTGTCGATCATGCTGGTAATCGTTCCGACTGGTCGGCAGTCGCCTCGGTGACGGTGGCTTCGGCTGTCTCGCCTGAAGAGGTCAAACAGATCCAAAAAGACCTGGCTGACAATCAGACGGCTTTGAAGGATAATACGGCGAAGCTGACGCAGGCCCAGAAGGACATCCAAGCCAACAAGTCGAATCTCGACGCGGCGTCCAAGTCGCTCGCTCAGGCGCAGACCGACCTGTCTCAGGCTCGGAAGGATATTGCGCAGACCAAGAGCGACCTGACCACGGCGAACGGTGAGATTTCGAAGGCGAAGGAGTCGGCGGCGCAGGCGTATGCCGAAGCCCATTCGAAGAACCATACTTTCCGTGGTCCCGACGAGCCGAAGGACAATCTCATCGTCGGCGACCTGTGGCTCAAGACGCAGGCGTATTGGACTCGTTGGCAGGGGGAGAAGAACGCAAGCCCCTCACTGCTCGCAGACTTTTACACGTACTGGCAGGGAACGCCGAATAATTCGCCTTCCGTGCTGGTGCCCTTGTCTGACCGCGTTATCGATACGCTTGTCTGGGATGGCTCGAATTGGAACCATCTCGGCTATGCCGATGTCGAGAAGAACGCGGACGAAATTTCCAAGGCGAAGTCGGATATCGCGGACAATGCCGCGAAGACCACCGACGCAAGGAAGACTGCCGAGAATGCCGCTGCCGCAGCGAAGAACGCGCAGGGCACGGCTGATACGGCCAATGGCGCGGCGAAGACGGCACAGGATACCGCCAATGCGGCTCAGACTGCCGCTAAGAGTGCCACCGCGACCGCAGGTCAGGCCAAGGATGCGGCCAATGCCGCCCAGACCGCCGCCGAAAGTGCCAAGAAGACCGCCGGCAATGCGGAGACATTGGCCAACACGGCCAACGCTTCGGCCAATGCGGCCAAGTCCGACGCGGCTTCCGCCAAATCGGACGCTTCCACCGCGAAGACCGATGCGGCCAACGCCAAGGCCACCGCCGCGAATGCGTCGAGTGTTGCGACGCAGGCGAAGGCCACCGCAGACAGCGCGGCCCAGTCCGCCACGGACGCGGCCAATGCTGCGCAGAAGGCGAATACGGCTGCTGCGGCGGCGGCTGGCGTGGCGAACGGCAAGGCCGACGTGCTGATCCAGTCCACTGCGCCGGATACGTCGATGCGCAAGGCAACGACATTGTGGATCGACACGACGAATGGTGCGAACACGCCGAAACGGTGGAACGGGTCGGCTTGGGTGGCGGTGACGGACAAGGCCGCAACCGACGCGGCGAACGCGGCGGTCAAGGCGAATGATGCGGCCAAGACCGCGCAGTCCACCGCAGACAAGGCTTCGACCGCTGCCGCCAACGCCGCGTCACAGGCGAATCAGGCGCAGGCCGCAGCGCAGAAGGCACAGACCACCGCTGACGGCAAGAACCTCATCTACCGTGGCCCCGACGAACCATCCCATGATGGGTTGAAGCCGGGCGACATGTGGTGGCGCACGCAGAGGTATTGGACGAGGTGGAAAGGCGAGAAGAACAACTCACCGAGCCTCTTGGCCGACTTCTACACCTACTGGCAGGGCGCTCCGAATAATTCACCTTCCGTGCTCGTGCCATTGACTGACCGCGTGGTCGAAGTCCTGACGTGGGATGGCACGCGCTTCGAGCCATTCGACCTTGTGGCGAACAACATCCTCGCTGCTGGGACGGTGGCCGCGAAGCATCTTGCCGCCGACTCCGTGACGGCGGAGAAGGTCAAGGCCAATGCCATCACGGTGGACAAGCTCGCAGCAAACAGCGTGACCACTGAAAAGCTGGTGGCTGATGCGGTGACCGCCGCGAAACTCGCCGCTGACAGCGTGCAGGCGCGCAACATCGTCTCGCTCGCCATCACCACCGACAAGCTGGCCGCCAACTCGGTTACGACGGCGAAACTCAAGGTCACGGAGGATATGACCGTGGCCTTGTTGAATGTCCATAAGATTCAGGCGGGCGACATCGTGTCCGGTGCAATCACGACGGACAAGCTCGCCGCGAACGCGGTTAACGCGGACAAGCTCGCGGCGAACTCGGTGAACGCTTCGAAGATAGTGTCCGGAGCGATCACCGCCGACAAGCTGGCGGCAAACAGTGTGACGGCTGTCAAGATCGCGGCTGGCACTATCACGTCCGACAAGGTGGCGGCAGGCCAGTTCCGAGGCTACGTGTTCACCGGCGCCGTCTTCCAGAGCTCCGAGGCCAAGAACACCGGCATGAAGCTCAATAGCACGGCCTTGCAGATGTGGGACAGCCATCACAACCGCACCGTCTACCTGGACGGCGAGGGGAAGAGCAATGTGCTGACCGGCACGTTCCAAACCCGCACGAGCGGGCACAGGGTGCGTATCAGTCCGGATTATCAGACCTACATCATCGGCGGATCTGAGACTTTCACCGGTGATGGCATCGAATTCCCGGCTTACAACGGGTCCACCGCCTACTTTTCGCATCCGGCCATCGCTTCTGTCATCCAGTCGAATCAGGTCGGCGCGATGGGCGAACTGGACTTGTGGAGCGGACACGTGAGCAAGAACGACCCCGCCGCGTTCCTGTCTCTCAGATCGAAGCCGCGCAAGAAAGGCGGTACCGGCAGCGGCGGCGTCACATCCAGAGTGCATGCCGTGGCGAACACGGATTACGACGAGCCGGACGAGAGCAAGAAAAGCAGCGCTTTCCTCACTCTGGCCGGCGATAGCGCGAACGGTTCGGAGTGCTGGCTCGAAGCGCAAGACGCGAACGGCGAGGTCGGAGTCGGCGCGAACATCGGCACCGGATACGTGTATCTTGGCGGCTATCTTGGCGGCATCACGAACCGTTTTACGTTCCATGCCCAGGCTGCGTGGAAGGCGTGGTATCCGAATCCCGGCTCGAAGATTGCGACCGGCGCTTCCATGCAAGTCGATTGCACGTTCAGCCCGACGAAATACGGCCACTATTACGTCGTCGCGAACGCGGATTCACAATGGGCGGGCATCATCGCGCACCCGATGAACACGGGCGGCCAGAGCGGCTTCACATTGAAGCTGTATAACGCCGACCAGCCTTGCCCGGTGGATGTTTACGCGGAATTCCTGGCTTATTTGGTCAAGTGATTGGAGGAAATCTTGTCATCGACTTTCGAACAGGATGAGAACGGCTTGTGCATCATCCGCTGCGATCCGCCGGTGAACGGGTCGGACAGTTTCGTCTTCCGGCCTGAGGTGATCGCATCGTGGAAGGCGCTGCTCGGATTGGCTTCGACCCGTGAGGCGGTAGCGGCGATCATGCAGGGCAAGGAGGATACAAGCCGATACGACCATGCCACCGGCAGGGGCGTGTGGACTGGAGCGTTCGAAGCGTTGGAATCCGCTTTGACGGATTCCGCGACCGGCGTGAGCATGATGTCCGACGATGGGGAAGTGTTGAATGACCCGCTGACCGCCGCACGCAACAGGACGCGTGAGGGCATGAATCTTCCGGTCATGTCGAATGAGACCGACGCGCGGATGTGCGCCGCATTGACTGCTGACGGTTCCGGTGTGGAAGCGTCCAGCGGCATCGATGTGGCCTGCACGCGGGATATCGACGGATTGGACGCCTTCCTTGATGACGAGTCCAGCCAAAACATGTTGGACGAATGCGAGGAACGCTTCTACGAATCGCTCATGCCAAGACAAAACCAACAGAATTAAGGAGATTGATTATGGCCGATGAGACCACTGAAACCACTACCGCTGATACCACTACTGCCGTGACGCCCTCTGAGCCGTCCGGTGTGCTTGATTTGCGTCCGCCGAAGGAGTCGGTGCGCGCGGAATTGTGCCGTCTCGGATTGGAGTTTTCCAGCGCTGACGGCACCGCCGAATCGTGGCGCGACTACCAGCGTGGCGTGCTGGCCACGTTCGACGATACGGGCACGTCCGTGACGTTGACGGACGTGAAGACGAATCTCGGACGCACCCTCACACTCGACGAGCTTAAGGCCGTGACTCGTATCGACACGATGACCGCCGCCGACTAACCCCGCTTTTCACCATTTTTTTCAACCCCTGCAATCCACACGGATTGTGGGGGTTTCGCATTAAAAGGAGACTTATTTTGACTCAGATTCCAGCCGACGCGAACGAGGTCATCGACTCTCTTTCCGTGCAAATCGGCACTCTCACGAAGCAGATCGCAATCCTGACCAGTCAGCTCAATGCGGCCATGAAATTGGTTCCGGCCGACGTGCTCGAAAGCGTGAAGGGGGATACGCATGCAGAGGATTAACTGGTTCCCCGACCCGCTCATCACCGGAAAACTCTCCGCGGAAATCAACAATGGCGCAGCAAAAGCTGTTGTGGTCGCCGACAATAAGAATTGGCTCAGAGTCACCAGCACCGCGACCGGCGATAATTTCGGACAATTCTCACTGTCGGACGGCCTCATCCCACCGGCTGGCACGTATCACGTGCACGCCAGGGTATACGCGCAGAAGGCCGCCGCCAATTTCATCGTCTACAGCAACGTCAACTCCTCGTGGAAGCAGTTGCTGAACAAGCCGGTCGCCGACGGGCAAACCCTCACGGTGGACTCCGAGATCACGATTCCGGAAGGATGCCAGCGTCTCCTCGTCAGGATGCAATTGGGGAGGGAGGTCGGCTTGATCGGCATGATGAGCGAAATCCTCATCGAATCGGCCGACACTTACGATAAAGCCGTGGGGGGGGG